CCAGACTAGGGGTTCCCGACTCCCACTTGGGGCGTGTCTCCTCGGCCTTCTTAATAACGGCACTCAGCTCGGCTACAATCCCGTCTACGTCTGAGCGGTTAAAGGTATGGTGAAGACTCGCGTTGTGTTTGGGTACGTAGAACACGAATACTATTTTCTCTATGTCGGGGAACTTCTGGAAAGCTCCGACTGTATAAGCTTTCGCTTGCCAGTTCTTGTCGGGCGGGTCGATGATACTTATACCTGTTTTGTAATCTGCCATTACGGCTTCACCCGACTCAAGGATGAGGAACCTGTCGCAGGTCCCCCATGTTCCTGTCCCGTCCAGTTCAACGTCGACTTGGATCTCGTTGTGCTCTTCGGTAACGGGTGGGAAATTCCCCATGAATGCACTCTCCATCTCAATGATCTGCTCATAAATGGATAGTTCTTCTTCGTTATGTAGAGCCGAAGGATCGTGTACTTCCAACGCTTCGTGAATGCGGGTACCCATTTCAGCGGCGGCGTTTGTGCCGTCCCTGCCGTGGTAGCCCCCACAGCCTGCCAAGTACTTGAGGCTGGAAGGACTGAATTCTGCGTGTCCTCTGGATGAGTGGTCTGGTGTGTTCATTCTCCGTGTAGTTCTTTAATGTTGAGTGCTTTCCGTTGCACCGAGGCCATGACCGATTCTTCGATTGTCCCGGCGGCAACTAGGATCTTTTGAATGGCATCACTTTTGCCTCCGTTTCTGTGAATCCGCCCTAATGTCTGTAAATAACTCTTAGCGTCGAAGGTTGGACTTATAAGTGAAATTCTCGGCCTATGGCCGTGGGTGTCGTGGAGGGAGATCCCTGTACCCCCTGCTGCAATATTGGCCACAACACAATGTGTTTTATCTGCTTGGAAATCGTCGATAACTTTTTGCCGCGCTTCGGCTGTCTGGCCCCCCTCAATTCTCCCGCATTTTAGTAAACCGCATAGTGCGTCCACGGTGGCTTTATAGTTAACGAACAGAACCACACTGTTACCTTCGTGTATCAGGTCGCTGGCGATGTCCACCATTTCAGGGACCTTGAAAGATTCTGCGAGTTGGCGGGCACGACCTAGGTTCACAATCAGGTGTTCGCTATCGGCTACGGTGCCGTTTTCGATATAGTCTGTAATGATGTCTGGAGTTATTCCCAAGGTGTCATAAGCGTCCATGATCTTGTTGGAGTCCTTGAAGTCAATGGGTTCCACGAAAACCATGTTGTCGCGGAATGAGTCGGGGAAGTCTTTAACAGTTAGTCTGCGGGCACATTGTCCATACATCTCTGCGTGTAGTTCCTTGAGCGCCCCCCGCCGCAAGAGCTTCCAGTTGTTCCATTGGTCTTTGAAGCAGCCCTTTTTACGCATCCACTTAAACCAGTTATGGAGGGGGAATACGTCTTTGTTGAGGGAGTGTAGTCCGAGGCAGAATCCTAACGCCCGCATCTCTACAGGGGATTCACTGGCGGTGGCGGACATTCCGTGGACCCGGAATTTCTGTAGGACTAGGGAAATCAATAGCTGGGCGTTGAGGGTGAAGGGGCCTTTAGCTTTGTGGATTTCATCCATTAGTACGAAAGTGTTCCGCGGTAAGTGCCATTTGAAAATTTTCTTGCCCTTCCGGCTCATGAATTCTGTGTTGCCGGTACGTATTTTTTCGTAGTTGAGGACAAATACGGGATCAATACCGAATTCCTCAAGCTCACGTTCCCAGCTGGTAATGACTGCCTTGGGACAGATTACCGCAACTGGGAACCCCAGCATCTTAGCGATGTAACAGGCGACCACGGTTTTACCACACCCTGTACTGGAACCGTCTAAGGTGTTTATACGTCTGGCTAGCAGATTGATAAAGAAGTCTGCTACTACTTGTTGCGGTGTGTAGAGTGATTTCACTCGGGCTATTTACCAGATCTTTCAGCCACTACCAGAAAATTCTTTAATTTCTTTTCCACGGATGTAGAGCGCAATCAGGTAGGCGTCTATCATTCCGTCGTGGGGGGTGCGGCATCTCTTATTCTTGAGCCAGTTTTCTTGGGGCGCGCGCTCTTCTGCGACAGCCAGAGCCGCTTCTTTTGTTTTACCTTTGAGGGTGTTCCCCAATATGTGCTTCTGCCACTTATGGACGCTGACCCTCTTGACTACATAGTCATGTGACTCAGCCATCCCCAATAGCTTCCCGAAGCTAATCGCCATTGAGCGCACTGCTTGTGAGCTTTTGGCGTGGGCTAGCGGTTCTTCGATGGCTAGCTCAAAAGGGGTGCAGAGGTCGGTCAGCCAGTTGTTAACCTTACGGATGTCTATCTCCCGTTTCTTGGATCGTTGGAGACAAGGCATAGGGATCTTGTCTATTATTGAGCCGTCGTGTTTTGAGATGGCACACAACCCCCCGTCCAAGCCGTTATCTACACCTACGATCATGCAAGTTGGTCTATTAGCTTCGCTGAGACTAACAGACCATTACCCGATTCGGGAACGAAAAGATCCATGTTCTTTTGCAGGCATCTAAGGAAAGCTACTTCCTTTCCTGTATTGGGTACCACGCGATAGAACCGCCCGACTAAAGCTACTTTCTTGAACTTAAAGTCGTTAATATCGGGGAGCTGTACCCGCACTATCGCGGCGGGTTCCTCTTCCTTGACCCTATTCTGGAACATTTCATTCATCTGCAAGGATACTGGTGTCCAGAAAACATGGAGTCGAAGGGCCTAAGTAAGTTCTAATCAGGGTGTTTATAGCTTCTTGCGCCAGCTCTTCTGATAAGTCGTGTTTTTCACGCAGTATGTTTTTAACCATGTCGGTGCTGTAACAGGCTCGCGGGTGGGTATCCGCCCCCTCGATGACGCCGATTAAAGCATCTTGTAACTCCGCAAGGAGAATGAAGGGTTTTTCAGGAGCTTTGACTGGTTTTGACGGGGCGTTTATGTACGCGCTCCTGTCAAAGGACAGGTCGTCCATCCTACCTGAGTCAAAATCGTCGAAGTTGTTAATCATTGTCTGGGTCAATATCTATGACTTTCTTGGGGCTTATGGCCCCACCCCCACGATCCGCCTTGGTGTTGTTAAGGATAGAGATGTCTATTTGCATGGCGCTGGCCCCGCCCCCCTTTGCGTTGAGCCCGAGGTTTCGCCGGATTAGTTGATCCAGTTCTGATAGTTCTCTTACGGTCTTTGGTCCCCGCAGGTTGGTAACACTGTCCCGCAGGAGTTTAATCCCGGCGGCAGCTATGTAATGTTGGTATTTGTCCGCTGGCGTTGATTGCCGTTCCGCTATCTCCATCATGGTATGGTCCTCGTCCTTTCTCGCGTCGTGCTGGGAACAAAGGATAGCTTCATTTGTCATGTTGTGGAGTTCATCGTCGATGTCTGCTGCCAGCTGGTCATCGGGGGGATCATCACTTACGACGGGCGGGTGGGGCACGTTACCCCCTTTCCTTGGGGGGAGCCCCATTGCCTTGAACCATCGGCGTACAGTTCCTGAATGAACTCCAAGCTCACGCGCAATGACGTTCATCTTGTAGTTCTTATTGTGCATCTCTAAAGCCCTTTGCTTTAGATCGTCTTTGGGGTTGTCACTCACAAGAACGGTAATTACTTTGGTGGTTTAATTATGGCTTCAAAGAAGAAGACCTTCAAGCAGATACTAGAACCACGAATTGATCCTAAGTCCAAGCGAATGGACATAGGTGGGTTATTGATTCCCCCGACCAGTTTAATAACCGCTTTACTTTATGGGTTCGCTCACCACACCCATGCCAAGGCAAAAGAGTATTACTTTTGGAGGGTATGTGATGAGTTGTGGAATCATGCGGACTTGCCCGAAAAGCTGATGGTGCGCCATCCGTGGGCGGAAGAAATGATTCGGTGCGCCATTGAGCATAAGTACTTGGCGATTGGTGGGTCGGCTTCATCCGGTAAGTCTCACACGATGGCGGCATGGGGCATAGTAAACTGGTTGTCCCAGCCAAAGGACACGCTGGTGTTGATGACTTCCACCACATTGCGTGAAGCGCGTAAACGTATCTGGGGGTCGGTGATGTCTTTGTTAACTGTCATTGAAGGGGCTCCGGTTAAAATCAGGGATTCGATAGGGAACGCGGCTTATGTGGATGAGAAGGGGACGCTTATTGAACGGGCGGGGCTTAGTCTTATCTCTGCTGAAAAATCCAAGACGAGGGAAGCAGTTGGTAAGTTCATCGGGATTAAGCAGAAGCGGGTGATTCTTGTTGGGGACGAATTGTCAGAACTGTCTGAGGCTATTCTACAGGCTGGATTGACCAACCTTTCCAAAAACCCTGAGTTCCAACTCATCGGGATGTCGAACCCCAACAGCAGGTTTGACGCTTTCGGTATCTGGTCCCAACCCAAAGAGGGGTGGGATTCGGTGGATACTAATACATACGATAACTGGGAGACAAAGTGGGGTGGGCATTACCTGCGGTTGGACGGGGAGCGGTCCCCCAACATCGTGGCGGGGGAGACACTGTTTCCGTGGTTGCCGACACAGGAAAAACTCGATGAGGATAAGGCTCTGTTGGGGATGGAGTCGCGGGGGTATATGCGGATGGTACGGGCGGTTTTCTTTGACTCAGACGAAACCACCGGAATCTACAGTGAATCTGAGTTAGCTACCTGTGGGGCCATGAACAAAGTAGAGTGGGCTGGTAAACCTGTGTACATAGCTGGGTGTGACCCCGCGTTCACCAATGGGGGCGACCGTACGATTCTGTATACCGCGGCGGTTGGGTATGATAAATCCGGTCAATACGTAATAGAGTTCGGTGAAGCAATTCATTTGAATGACGATGCGACTAACAAGGCCGTTCCACGGACTTATCAAATCGTTCGGCAGATTAAGGAACATTGCGAGAACCGGAAAATTCAGCCCGAGAATGTAGCGGTTGATGCTACCGGAGCGGGAGCCCCCTTTTGTGATGTGTTGGCAGGAGAGTGGGCAGGTACATTTCTGCGGGTAAGTTTTGGGGGTAAGCCTAGTGACAAGCGTGTCAGCCTGAGTAGCAAACTAACGGGGGCTGAGATGTACACGAACCGTGTATCCGAGATGTGGTTCGTGGGAAAAGAATTGATGAGGACTAAACAGGTGTTCGGGGTGGGACCAGACTTGGCACAAGAGATCACGGGGCGCAATTACGATCTGGTTAAGACGGGGTCGCTCAAGGTGAAGATCGAGCCTAAGCCTGAGTTCAAGGGTCGGTTCGGCAGGAGCCCCGACTTGGCAGACGCCGCATTTCTAGCTCTTGATTGCGCGCGCCAGCGTCTCGGCCTTGTAGCGATTGACCCACCCCAGTCGGGTTCTGGGCCTGTTCGCCCCCCTGTGACCATCAAGCAGTTGAATGGGGCGTTAAGCAACCCCGACGCAGTATTGCTGGATTGACTTATATTCCCTGAAATATAGTATACGGCATGGCTACAGCTCGTCAAAAATTTGCAGATGTTCTCCGTAAACACCGCATCGAAGGAATGGGCCGCGATGATATGCTGGGTAGGTATAAGCATTTAGGTGTGAGTGGGTTTAACCTGAAGACCAAGGAAGGAGATCCTGACCTGTCTGGACTTGGTGATAAAGTATCGGACGATTTCATTGACGATACCACATTTACGACCTTTGTTGACAAGCTTTACTCGGGGAAGATGGACACGGCGAGGGATAGACAGCAAAGGAGGCAAATCGAACGCCATGATTTTGCAAAGCAGCAGAGGGCGAAAAAGCGGAGCCGGGAAGCTGCATTTGTGGATAAGATGGATCGGCAGCGGAAGGAGAGTGCCGCGAAGTTTGGGGGCAAGATGGGGGACGGCCCAGACACTCCCGGTTTGGATAGGATCGCCGCGATGCAGGGCACAAAAATGGGTACGAGCACCGCCCACACAGGGGAAATTGCCAAGGGGGTTGGGCCACAGTCCCGTCGGACGGTAACTCCTAGGTCGGCGGTACATGGGGTTGAGGCGCGCGCCCACGAAAAGGCCGGAAATAAAGCGGCGGCAGCGCAAGCCCGTGCGAGACAATTCGCAGAACGCGCAGGAGAACCCAATATCAGGGGGCAGGCAGAGAAAGAGCGGGAGCGGAAGCGCGAACGAGACGCCAGAGGTGCACACCTAGAAGATAAGGCAGGTAAGGAGAAAGATGCAGCTGAAGCCCGACGGAAAGCCGAAGCCGAGAGAAACAGATAGCGATGGCTGAACCAGACCTTAAGCAGGGCGTAGATGCCCTTAAGAATAGATTTGATCTGCAGGCCCCCGTTACGCGTGAGGAACGGGATGCCGAAAGAATCCACTATGAGCGGTACATTGCACCGCGTCTGGAGAGCATTACGGAATCTTATGACCGTATAACCAAGCGGAGACAGGATGCGCGGCTTGCGGAAAAGAAGGAACTAGAGCTGGATGAGTCGATCAAGAAATTGAAAGCCGCGAACGCGGTCGACAACGATGCGGGTGAGGTTATGGGTGTAATTGGAGAGCGGTATAACCGGATAAAAAATCGGATCACCAACCTCCATCTTGTGCCAAATCCTGACAGGGATGACGTCGATGAGGCGATATTAGCTGGGGACTTTGTCCCAGCCAGTGTGGCTCAAATGAAGGCCAATTTTAGTGAGGTGTCGGCTATGTATTCTGACTTTAATTTAATGCAGGCTATATCCACACAGGACAACCATGTGAATATCAATACGAGCTTCAAGACTCTTTTGGCCGAGGGAGATAAAAAAATCCAAGCGGCAGAAAAAACGCGCAACAACCGGTCTAAATTGGTGGAGCGTATGGAGGAACTACAAGCTTATCATAAGGAGGGTGCCGACAAATACGAGCTGGCGGTGGAGAGGTTTCGCGCCACTAATAGTATACCCGAGTTCAAAAGCGTTGTTGATGCGGGGCACCGTGAATTAGATTTAGCGCGGAGAGGTGCAACACTCAGGTTGAAGGAGGTTCAAGACCTCAGGGATGAAATTGTCCACAAGCGTCGGCATCTTAAAACTGACCCCCGAGCTGAGAGGACAGGGGCATTGAATATTCCGTATATGCGGGCGGCACATGATCCTATTTTCGTCGGAAGTGTATATAACAGGTTTCTCTCTTTAATTGATTCTGAGACCCTTGATGAGGACCAGTTTAAGGCTCTGGTTGGAAGGAGCAAAAAAGAGGCCCAGAAGGCATTGGATCAGGGGCAGTACGACGACGAAGGCGAAAGAGCAGAGCATAAGCCAAAAGAAGAGGGCGGGTATCCGACAGAGTCCAAGTTCGATAAATTTACTAATGACTTATACAAAAATATACTTCTATTTTTGGACAAGGAATCAACCTCGGTTCAACAACGCGCGCTAAGACTAGGAGTGCCCGCACCCGACGACCGGCAACTTCAGGTCGACCCCGCTCTTGAAGCTGCCGCCAACGAATCAAAGAAGTAACCTTTAACTACATAATTAAGCATGGCGTTGACTCCAGCTTTTCTCAAATCGTTACCCTCCTACTCAGAGTGGAAGGAAGATAATCCTGTCGATAGACTTGGGCGTCCCATACGGGCCGACAATGAATTCAATTTACGAAAAGGCTATGCCGATTTCGTGGAAAAAAGTACCCCTCAAGCGACCCCCGATCAGCGGGCTATGCTTCGGGAAAAAGACCTCAAGCATCTTGCGGAGTCGCCAGAGATTGAATCCGAAGAGGAGTTCCTAGCGGCACTGAAGCGGTATAATGCTATTTCGACTCGTGAGAAAACGGAGCGAATTTTTCGAGATACCGTAGATGGCGGGGTGCGCGGCGATGCCCCTGCGTATTATTTTCTGGGCGATGCCCTTAATGGGCAGGCGACCCGCCAACAACTTGAAGCGGATGAATTCGATGCCACTGAATTCTTAAGGATTTCCGACAAGATGGAGGACATCGCCTCGGGGCGCGGAAACAAACCTCAGATTGATAAGCGCCCTCGGCACATCGAACTCGGTATATCTCTTGAGGAATACTATAAGAACCCGCAACTCCAACGAATAACATTCACCTCTCCTGCGGAACGCGATCCCGAAGCATTCACTATAAGTGAAACGGAACAGGCTTACTACGACCGTTTCGCAGAAATGGTTGGACAGTACTCTGAGGAAGTCTGGCCGGATTATAAGAAGTTGGTCCAGCGCCAAGTTGGGGCGGTAGCTATTGATGTCCCACGCATAAACCCCGTCACCAAAGAGACGGAAAATATGTTTGTGCTTATGGACGATGTCCCCGACGACCAGCATGAGGCGGCGGTAGAAAAGAGTATTCAAGCAGGATTACTGCACCCTGATTTTAAGGAGAATGCTCTCAAGGCCCTCAAGGCTAAAGACAAAGATGGCAATCTAGAGGTAGATGTCAGGAATTATTACGAGGCCCTGCAAAAGGTACAGTCCGCAGCCAATATAGCTGATACTCCCGTTGAGGGAGAGTCTCGACTTCGCGGCCTGCCTCTGGACGTCGTCGACCCCGAATCTGTCCAACACAACTTTAAGGATAGTTTAAGGCGGCTTTCCCGGCAAGCGGCCCTTTCTCACTCAAAACACGGGGGCGTCAAGCTTCCTTTTGTTAGATCCCCCAAGGGGCAAATCTTGCCCCAGACTGAACTAATTGAGGGGAAAGCCACTCTTTTTAAGCCGGGGGAACTCCTTCAGCAGGATTATAAAAATCTTCTGGATCAGTTCAGAGGTGCATACCGCGGATCAGTAGAACATCTCAGCGATGAGGTAGTTCTGAAGGCCCTGCAGGACACTGTCTATAATATGGCGGTTTCAAGCGGGCTGATGCCTTTTCATGAGGGTAAGAAAAAATTACCCAAGTTAGAAGGTGCTGTGGGGGCGGCTATCAAAGGCGTGGCCTACCCCTTTGTGTCGGAGCGGGATGTGGGGTCTAGGCTTGCGGGTAACATATACACAACCGAGTACGGGGCTAGATTGGTACACCCACGGCTTCTTGTGGCTAAGAATGATTTTGCTGCCCTCAAGCGCAACGCAGAAAAGCTAGGGACTACTGAGGATAAGTTGGAACTTGAGCGGCTGACTTACCTTGAGAATAATTATGACCGGTTTCTCGATGATATTTTCAATTCAACTGCCGACATACGTAACTCATGGATTACCCATGTGGGAAAAGAGGCGAGCGCCCCCTTCTCCCTTGACCGAGAGGAGGCTGAAAAAGTAGCTAAAGGCAGAATTGATGTCGAAATCTTGGCGAACTGGCTAGACACCGAGAAGGGAACAAACTGGATCAATAGATTGGGGCAATCGGCTATTCAGGGCTCGGGCGATTTAGTTGGTATGGCGCTCATGGGGGGCGGAAAGCTGGTGAATAAAGCAACCGGAGTCTGGGGAGACGCTGCTGATTTTTGGACTGGCAAGGGAAGTGGATATGACCGTGTAGATATTTCTGATGACCCCGTAAATCCTGAAGGGTTGGAAAAGGCTGGGGCGCACATTCTGCTACGCAGTGCCAAGGAGCGGCAAGCTAACCGCGCTGTTGCGGGAATGTTTGGGCGGAAGCATTCTTTTATGGATGTTGGTTCGACGATGGCAGTACCTTTGATCATTGATCTTTCAGCGTCGGCGGCACTCGCCGTCCCTACAGCTGGAATAGGTTCCACTGCTTATGCGTCAGCGGCATTTGCTAAGTATGGGCTTAAAGCGACCGCTAAGTCATACTTGCATGGGGCGGTGGGGATGGGCCTCAGAAACATTCTCAGGGAGGGAGCCGAAGATTCTGTTCAGGTCGCGCTTGAGAAAGCTTATGCAAAAGGATTCCTCAAAACTCTTCCGTCGGTTAAAGTTATAGGTAAAGGCGCGGACAAGTGGCTACCAAGTTCTAGCGCAGTGGGTTTCAGGAGTCCGTACGCGGTGGGCACACGCGGCGGAAAACGGGCGCAAATATCCTTTGCGAATCTGCCGAAAGGCGTATTACCAAAACGGTACGTTGAAAATATAATCAAGAACTCAGGTTCTGTTAACAAGCTGTCGGGAGTCCTTCCGTCGAGTATGCGAGCCGAAGCCGCGACTGATGCTCTAGTGGCTATCAGCAAGGGGATTAAGGCTGGGCAATACCCCGCTATTTCAGCGCCCGCTTTCCTTAGGTCTGCGGGGCACACTTATGGGGACATTCATATGGCACTACAAGGGGCCGTTGGGCCAGATGGCAAACCCTTGTCCCCCGCTGAAATTCATGACCGCGCTTTTGGGGGTTCAGTCATGGCGGGGATGTTCACGGTAGCTACCGTGGTTGGGCTACAGCGAATTGGTATGGGGGGACTTGAAGACTGGGTAACCGGTGGGGCCACCATTGGACAAGTTCGCCGTGTGTTTGAAAAATTACGTACAAAGAAATACCTTACGGATGACGAGGCAGTAATCGACATGATTAAGCAAGTCGTCGGAGAGGGCCTCAAGAGTGTTTCCGGTAGATTCAAGGGGCCTATTGCCCGAGGCGCTTTGTATGAGTCTCTTCAGGAGGGGTCTGATGCGTGGTTGAATACCTTCGCGCGTTCATTTGCGATGGAGATGACTTCTGAAGACGACTGGAACCGCCCGTTCATGACGCGTGTCCATGAGATGCTAATGGGGGCCGCTTATGGGCTTGGCCTTGGGGCTATGGGGGGTGCCTTGCATCGGGTCAGACGGCCCCAGAGTCCGATTGATCAGATGCGGACCCAGCAAGATGTTCTTGCGAAGCTTAGTCTCAAGGTTCATGACCGGTTGGTATCGAAGCTGGAAGAGACTGGGAGCACTGAAACTGCAGCTACGGTAAAAGAAATTTTTAGCCAGCTCGATCTCATGGCGCGGGCATCTCCTGAGAAGGACGTCCGCAAGAAACTGGAATCTGAAAAAGCTGCAACAGAGACAGGCGAAAACTATGAGGAAAATAAAGCCGCTGAAATTATAGAGCGACTAGCGGAGCTGCACGCAAACCCGCTTCCCTCAGATGCCCCCGTAGAAGCAAAAGAAAAGTTAAGGGATGAGGCAGCTGAACTTTGGCAGGAATACCAGATCCTCAAGGGCAAGTTAGAGGAGACCCCTGAATCTGCTCCCGAAGCCGAAGCCGAAGCCGTAGGCGAGAAAACGGAATCTACGACGGAGTCTCCTGAAGAGCCCGCCCAGTCCGAAGAGGACCAGCAGCTTGATAACACGCAATTTACGCTGACTATGCTCGGCCTAGTTGATCTGGAAGCCGACTTACTCGCGGCTGCTAACGATCCGCTATCCACCCCTGAGGAAGATCGCCAAACATTGATAGATCTGATCAATGAACAATATGATAAAGTCAAAGACAATACTCGGGAAACAGAGGGGATAAAAGGTCGGCAGAAGTACGCACAAGCGCGCGACTATCTAATTGCACAGATAACTACGGGAGTTACGGAAAAGGCAGCTGGGACGGCACAGAAGGGGGCGAGCACGGAAAGTATCCAGTCCGCGATTGACGAGGTTTTGTCCGAAGACGCAGACGCTGCCGATGCCAAGTTAGCATCCGGTACCGGAGAAGCTGTAATTACTCGCACGGCAAAAGAAGAACTGATCGAGGGCCTCAAGCAAATTCTGGAGGCGGAAAATACCGCGCGCCCAGTAGGGGAACAGGTAACTCCCGAGATTATCGGGGTCGAGGCAAACCGAATGGTGAGTAGACTCATGGAGTCCGTGCGCCGCGATCTAAAGGAGACCGAAGACTTGGCGAAGTTCGATTCGTTAGAAGAAGAACTCAGGGGTCGGTTAGAGGATGCCCAAAAGGCGCACGATGGGGTCAAGGCCGCGGCCCGAAAAGGGGGGCGTAGAGAATATCAGGGAGGGGTGTCGAAAGGGTATTTCACTGAGACCCCTAATGAAGGGACCATCGCTGGGTTACAAGAGGTTATAGATACAAGACGAGATGAGATTGCGCGGGGGGTCGGGACTAATAAATCACAGCCTACACGGAAGCAGCAGCTAATCATCTTAGAGTCATTGCTAGAGACGTTGCAGGGGTTCAGAAAGATGAACCTGCGGCGTGAGCAAATCAAGGGCCAGCAGGATGAGGAGCGGAGGATACGTGAATTCCAGCAGGCTGAGGAAGCTCGGGCGCGCATGGAAGCTGAGAAGCAAGCCGCTGAAGAAGCTGCTGAAGAAGCTGCTGAAGAAGACGCGGATATCGCGGGGAAGGATGAAGCGGATGCGCCAGCCGCCGAGGATTCGCAGGAGACGGTCTCCCTCCAGAGGGAAACTTTCGTCCAAAACATGATCCGTGCGGGGGCACTAAAGTCGGGGAGTGCGGGGGAGCACAGTGTTGCAGTCATGGGGCTGCCAAAGAGATTGAATCTTTCTTCAGCAGAGCGGGGGCAAACGGGGGAGGAAATTCGCGAAGGTGTTAAAATAGAATTCCCGTCCCTGTCGTTTAATGAGAACAACCGTCCGGTCACATACGATTATTTGCGTGAGGCGTATGCAGCTCAGGGAGTCATTATCAATGATGACCAGTGGGCTACCGTAAGATCTTCCGGTGTTAAGTTTGGAGGTTCCAATATATGGCTTATAAAGGACATTGATGGGGGGATCTTTGATGATGGGCGTGGTGAGCGGACCGGGCATGATGTGGTTCTGTTTAACAACGACCCACGGTCCATGAGAAAGGCTTTCGACGACGTTGGCCACGAAAGTATAATGGTCCCTAATGGGTTCAACCGTACGAAAGTTAATAAGACTTTCCGCGGTGACAAAACAGGCAGGTCCTTGTCACAGGACACGGGGGTGGTCAAAGATATTTTCTACCCTGTAGAATTAGACACCGAAACGGAAACGAGCATCACAGGTCTTACAGCCAGAACTTATGGGGCAACCCCCGAGGAGATAACTTACAAGATCTCTTCACGCGCGCAGACCCTGATGGAGTTCATCAACCCAGACACTCCGATAATCGTTAGGTTAGATGAAACCGACCCAGTAGACGCAAAGGCTCCGCAATCTGTGCGTGAGTCCTCTATCAAAGCATACAAGAGGGAATTTACAGCGTGGTTAAATGGGAATGTCGAAGCTGGTAAAACGCCTATCAACAAGGAGGCACTGGGTAAAATACTACGAGCAGATTCCTCTACCACCCGAGAGGGTATCCGCTCGTTGTATTTTACGGGGCTTTCTGCGCGAGCAGATAGAGCGGTTGTTGAGGTGGCGCTTCTTCAGGCCCTTGCTAACAAGGCAGAGGGGCAGAGTGACGCTGACGCTATGATGTCTGTCCTTAAGGAAAGGATAACACTGTCGGAAAAGACTACATCCACGGATGAGTTTAAGAGCGCAGTCACGGCGTTTGAGTCTCTTATAGGCCGCGACGTAACTTTCGAGTCGGACAAAACCACGCTGGCGTTCGTTTTGTCTGAATTTCTTATGGGGGATCGCCTCGCTACGGCTGGACCGCTTGGGGTCGAAATGGAAGCTGACCCCGATTTGGATATTGTGGATTGGGTTCTGGGGCGCGTTGCCGACACGGTCCGCAAGTCCGCAACTGAAGGAAAGTTACCTCGTAACGAGTCAGCAGCGGACCCCGAGGCATGGAGTCCCCCGCGCGAAGGGGGCACGCTTCGCCGCAAAGACCCGCCACCGGTACCCAACCTGTACAACCCGAAGAACGATCTACTCAACCTGCAGACAAAATACGCGCAGCTCTTGAATTCCGATAATGTTCAGCGAAAAGCGAGCGGTACTATGGCGCATCTGGACGACGCAGATAGTGGGGACGGTGTCCAAGCCCTTCTTGCAGAGGAGGGGCCTGCATCCTCAGTCGATGAGCCTAGAGTTTCTGAGGAGTTGGAACAGGCCGCGGCACGGCTAGAAAACCTACCCGAGGCCGAAGTCGTAATGACGGGAGTTCGGCAAGCACTTGCTACTACTCTTGCTGAGAGCGAGAAGGTGGTGGAAGCACTTGAGACCTTACAGGAAGGTATTCTTACTGACCTTGATTTGGAGTCCCCACCACTTAAATCCCCTCTTGAGACGTACCAGCAAGTTGAACGCCTTTTACACGCAGCTTTTGTTTCCCCCGAGCATCAGGAATATGTCAGGGGGCAACTCGCGGAGAGGCGCGCGAAGTTCTTGGAGACGTTTGTTATAGAGACTGGGAAATCAGAACAGGGGCTACTAGCTCTCATGGACTTGGTGGCTTCAAGAATAGTTAACCTAAAGCCCCAAGACGCCACGCAGTTAAAGATAATCCGTTCGTGGTTTTCCAAACCCGAAGAGAGTATTGCCGAAGCCTCCTTGAGTCAAATTGTCGAAGTAGTAATGGCCTATAGGGCGGAACGAGCGGCCAAAGCGCCGTCGTACGTCGACGGGGTACACAGGCCGATGATTGAATATAGGAATACGGAGGATATTGCCGAGCTTGGTCTTGTAGACGGGGATATGTCTACAGTTATTGAAGCTCTAAGGAATATGGAGGGCCGGGTGGATGTCATAGGAGACGACCCCATGAAGAAGCTCGCTTCCACGCTTTTCCTAGAATATGAGGAGTTCCTTAACACCCTCGATATTCGGATTATCAAGGGTGCCCCATATTTCGCAGGCAGCTACGATGAGGAGCTGGGGATGATATTCATCAACACGAACGGACGTTACGGTGAAGGGGTGAGTTCAGTTCTTCTTCATGAGGTTGGGCACGCGATCTTCCAGAAGATCATGACGACTCCTGATGAAGACCTTACACCCCCACAACGGGCAGCGCGTAAGGAGATGCGTGTTGTTTACGAGCGCGCGAAGGAACAATGGGTCAAGGCTAAGTCCAAAGGCAAGGCTGACCCCGTGATGGACTATGTATTTGGTACAGGCCGAGCGACCCTACGCGCCCGCAGGAATAGGATAGTCGACCCCCTGACGGGGCTCGCGCAGATTGATTTTACGGGGGGTGACCTGCGCCGCGTAAGAGGGATGCTGGCGAGTGGGGATATTTCTAGTTCAAGTGAACGGGAACTGGATCTAAGTCAGCCAACTGCCCCCGATATCATTCTACCCCGCGCGCAGGGATCTTCATTTGAGGAGTTTTACACGGTCTGGATGAGTTCGACGAGTTTCCAAGCCGCCACTAGAAAAATAGCGGTCCAGAACCGGAGCCTGTTCCGTCGGATCATGGATGGGATTTTGAAACTGTTTGGCAAAACTCCGGGGGTTTATACCGAAGCAGAGCAAGCATTAGAGGCGGTGTTTGATTTTACAAACCACCGGAATTCCAACGAGGTTACCCAGCTCTATGAGGAACAACGTGGTGAAATTGTCGGGGCAGTCGCGCACTATGTTAAGGAACAGAATTTTCTCCGCAGTCGATACAATGCTCTGCGGGGCACCTTTGGATTGTTATCCGACTTTGACCCTTTATTGGGTGATCCGACGGGCACTGTGGGGCGGGCAGATTATACCAATGTTAATATGCCCGGGTATCCATATGGTGGAGTTTTCGATTTACAGGACACCGTGTGGTGGCAAACACGTACTTCGTTCAAAACATCGGATGGGGCGGGGCTACAGGTAGAGCGAGATCTTTTTGAGGAATACAGCAAGGCTGCCCAAGAGTGGCACAAGGCGGCCATAGACCTACAACACGACCCTGACTTCGGAACTAAGTCGAACTCAATCGACTATGACGACTATGTGGGGAAGAGGGATGAGTTTATCCGAAAGGCCAATCTAGTTGTCTTTGAGCGGCTTTTAAAGGACGAGGTATCCAGACGGGTTCCCTCGGGGATGCGTATTGTTTATCTAAATTCAGATTCCCCCCTCCTTAAATCAACGGACGGGGCTATCGACAACTCGGATCAAATAGCGTTCCAGACATGGAGTGATACTATAGATGTGGGGGATCTGCGTTCCGTTGCCCCCGCCCCCCTTATGGTAGTTGTCTTGGACAATGCTATGGACAGCGTCCACACCGAGGTGGGGCTTGTGGGGATGAGTGAGTTTCTGGACCGAGGCGACCCCAAGCAGTTTGACAAAGTGATCCCGCCCGGTCCCACTTATATAACTAACTTCGGGCCGCGGCCAAGTAGTCTTGCACGCCGAGATAATGCTCTGCGGTTCCGCGATAATATCGAGGCTTTAGTTACGGAAGAACTTGTCCACGCTGTTGACGAATTAAGTTCGACTGACGCCGAAATAGATCAGGTTATTGAGGAGATTGGAATCGAGGGGCTCATTGAAATGTCCGCTGAATATCATCTAGTCTCTCCGAGATTTGAACGTGAGCGGGAACGGAGAGGTTACGTGCCAAAGGAGCGTGATACGCATGACGCGGTTGTGGCTACAATGAAAGACCCGAACGACCCGGATCACTCCAATACACGGAGAATTATATTGGCCGAAGGTGTCCGCGCCGAAGTCCAGAAACGCATTACTGGACGGCCTTCAGAAGACGTTTCCCTCGGGAACATAGGGTGGAGAGAGCGTTTTTATATTGGCGAATCTGCCCCCGGATCGCCCTTCATGCGGCTAGTTCGTAGGCAGCTTACGGGCTTCTTTACCAAGGTGATGACTCAGCTGGGAGATATGCGGGCACGGGTAGGCACTGAGGTGCGTAGTAACCCCCGTTTGCAAGAGATGGCCCACAGAGTCCACCTCAATCTTAAGGCCCTGTATAATGAGGAGTCAGAGGAATTGGGGTTTTTGACACACGACCGACAAACCGAGTTGAAGGCGGGCCGTATGCCAGAGTTTGATCCGTCCGACCCGAACAGTGGGGTGAAGCAGGCGATTGCATCCTTTGATGCTCTTGATTCTGTGTACCATGCTACTCACCGGGATGTCCCCCTCCCTCCGTTAAGACGGGTTATTGGTGAGGATTCGGAAACGGATTTCATCCTCGGTTTGGAGCGGGTCTTGAAACGGAATGAGGAAGGGCAGATCTTTATTGGGGCTCATAAGTACCCACTACCGAAGAGTGGCCTCGTATCGGAAGAGCGGTTCAAGAAAATGTTGGGTAAGCGGGGCGTGACCCTTGCGGTCTGGGAGGCAATGAAGGTTGCTTACCCAGAGCTGGTTGTAGATCCGGCTGACGTTATTCGTAAAGCTTATAGCAGGGCCGATCTTCAAGCTTCTTTGAGAGAACTTGAGGACAATCTCACGTGGGATGAGTACGACCATCGCCAGCGCCCCGCAGAGGGCTCCGAGGTTTATGAGTCCATAGACTCATGGATAGAAGAGCAGCAGGCGCTGGGCATGACCCCGCAAGAGATTGACGCTGCGTATGTGAAGGAGGTTCGGGAGGCCGGGGGGCACGAAGTTCTAGATACAGTAACATTGGGGAGGACTGAATCTGAATTTCAGGATCTAGCAATTCGTACTCGGACCGAGATCAAGAATAAAGCCCGCCGCAATGTGGCCTACACCGACCCCGTGGTCGACGTCCCTAGGTTGGTGGAAATCTTGGAAACGCAGGACGTAAATATCCGCACAGTAGACCCCACGGGCGTGATTACCTACAACGTGAAAGAACGCACCGTCGCCGCTGCAAAGGAATGGCCATTTATCACCGTAGAACATATCGGGGTGGGCGACTCCCCAGTGGTATACGACTCCAAGGCCAGAGAACTGAAGCAGGAATATGGAGACTTGCAACATGAGGTCGAAAACCTACTGGAATCTGATCCAGACGCGGCGGTTCCCGACCCACAATATGACACATGGTGGACGCTAGTGACCGACATAGTCGAACTGGGTGAGACCGACTGGGACATTAAATGGGAAACCCAAGACGTTGGAGACGGATTCGCGGGAAGAGGCGATGACCTTGCAAGCATCAAGCGTATGCTGACTAAAGAATTTGGGGTGCAAAATGAGAATACCTTGGAGCAGGTCGCCACTAAAATGAACCGCCTACATGAACTTTATCTACAGCTGGAGGCGCTCTCGGACCCCAACCTCCACGATAATACAGAAAATTTCGCGGAGAACTATGGGAACGTAGCTCCAGACGAGTACGAAGCGTTTAACCCGCAGACAGGTCTCGGCAACACGGCGGTTATCGTAAGGGTAAAAGGAATTCATGAGTACGGCCACACGGATAAGCCTGACACCCTTGTCTGGGTGCGTGGTAAGTTTATTGGGGGTGACGATGGTAAAATCATTTTCCGGGTTGATGAGATCCAGAGTGACGCAGCCCAGCGAGCCCAGAAAAATAAGCCTACCTTCAAGTGGAGAGAAGGACTGGTAATTGACAATTCCTTACATGTATATAGCGGGAGTACGGGAAGCTTTGTTAGGGGAGTATGGCAAGGGCAGGAGCTTGATCGTGTCGATATTCTGCAGGGCGGATCACGGGAATTTAGAAGGGCATTATCTAACGAAATAAAAGCGAGCGTAGGTCCTAGTGGGTACGCCCCCTACACTGCAAAGATGCACCGGGATATTACGGAATCGGGCCACCCCCTCTACCCACACGCATCCACTATCGGGCTACGTGCTGCCATTACTCATGCCCTGCAGCATGGGGCGGATTCAATTTTCGTGCCCGACGGCGGCACGGCGATGTTGACTGAGGGGCACCACCTGACCGCGAAGCGTCTATACGGCAATAATGTAGATGAGATCCCTGAGATACGGGGCAAACGTGAATTCCAGTCGAATGTCATATCAGGCAGCGTCTACAGACCACCAAGCAGGGAACTCGTCTTTACGGGGAGGGTAGGTTGGGGCTACCCCGACGCCACCGCCTTCGCAGTTCCCCGTCTTGAAGCTCTGAAGATACCACATGATGGAGAGGAAAGATGGGACTCGATGGTTCGGGAGGCGGTCTTGAGAGACCACGCTGCGAAGGTCAACCGTCTGCAGGGCCGTGACACCGGAGAACTGGAAACAGGCCTTCCTATCGGAGCGTCGGTAGCTGGTGATCCTGCGATGAAGTTTGAGGTAATGGTCGGGGACACTATGGTTAAATATACAACCATGACTGTTCCGGTTAGTCCTGACGCCACCTTGCATCTGTCCCCCGAAAACCAAGCTATCGCGGATGAAGCCCTCCAAATGAGCACAATCATCCAGACCGAGAAGGGTATGCGTCTTGCGTATGACAACACTCTGCCTGACGGTATGGCTAAGCTAACCGGGGACTCCGGTACAACTGTGGACTTAGGTCAGCATAAGTTCGCCACAAAACGAATGGCGGGGGTTGCTGCATTGGCTGATGATGACGGTACCTTTCAAACCGCGATATTAAATCCTGACGGAACTCCGCACTCAGGCACAACAGGCAAACTCTTCAGCCTTGAAGGTGCCAAGACCAAGGAAGAGGAAGCAGGGGGCATCCCCCTTGTCGGGCGCAATTTCCGCTTCAAACAAAAGCGGTTCAAGGAGCGGTTCAAGGGAAGAAGAAAGACGAACTGGTATGACCAGCGGCGTGTACCCGATGAGCAGCAGCGGGTGGTCGAAGCCGCTCTACGCAAAAAGTTTGTGGAGGGGATTGAAGTGGGGCAGTTTTTTGAGAATGGGAAGTTTCTTCACTACGACGATATAGAAGGTAAATGGGGCTCCCATTTACCCAAACAATGGGCGGCGATTATTACTCGGGGGAAACAGGACCCGCGGGTAATGCGTATGGTCAAGGACTACGAACGGTGGTCGGAGGCAGCAAATGCCTTGTTGAAGTCAGACCTGACATTATTGGAGAAGCTCCTCACTAAAGCTTATAAGGGACCGACCACCGCCCCGCCCGACGTTCAGGCTGCATTAAACCTCGCAGTGGGCACGACAGATAAAGTGGATGTGGATGTGGAGACAAAGAAAGGAGTGATAGCAAACTTCAAGCGGGTGGTTAAACAGGTGCGTGCAGAAGTATTAGCCAACAAGCGTCCGGTGGAACATAGTAGTGAAGAGGCTATAAAGAGCCTGAAGGAGACCTTGGTGACCAAGGTCCTTGAACGCCTAAGGTTTCATAAGATCCAAGAGCTAAAGGCCCAGCAGAAGACGGCGTATAAGTTCTTGGAGCAGGATACCGAGCTAGGTCCCGCTATTGTGGACTCTCTTAAAGCTACTAGGGCTACTATCGACAGCCTCAGTACGCTCGTCTCCAAGCAGTTCAAACTGTCCGACGTCAACGGCGGTAAAATTGGGCTCACTTTTGATAGTATGCTAGGGCTGTACCTCACGCGGGGCTACCGGATTTTCAATGACTTAGCTTACTTGACGGAAGTAATGAACCCCGACGGTAAGTTTCAAGACCGGAGGGATGCCGCCCTACCGTTCTTTGAACAGGAACAGATCAAGGTTCACAAGAAGCTGATCGAGCAAGAGCTTGAGGGAGAAATATTGAAGTTAGACAAGGGCATAGCCTTTACCGACCCCGCAGCTGAAGCCCATGCCAAGGTACTCAAGGGTCTATCCAGCAAGGACTATAAGGCGGAAGTTAACCGCAGGGCTGAACAGAAACTTAAGGACAACCCCGAGCTGGCTGCGGGGGCCTTGAATGCTTTTCTGGCTGATATTGAAGCCACTGCCCGAGGACGATCTGAAGGAGCAATGTCTCCTGAAAAGATGAAAAAGGAACTAGGGGAAGGGGTGTACCAATTATCGCGGGTGGAAGTGGATAACCTGAGAGCCAAGGCTGATATTGATGAGGGGGTCCGGTACCTCTTGGGACAGTTTGGACTCCAGAGAACTGAGGATGGTTCTTTTGAAGAGCAAGGGCTCGCCAACCTGCACTCTACCTTAGCGACTCTTACTCGCATGGCCGAAGGTATTACATTCTGGAATGACCTTAAAACAGTTGGGGGAGTAAAAGACGGAGATTTAGAAAACGCTTTTGTGTACACCTTGGAAGAGGCCCAACAAGCTGGGTTAACCAAAGAAGGTGCGCGCCCCTATGTTAACGCCCGTACAGGGCACCGACTGACTATGACGTCCTTAGGGGAAGAGGGCGAAGGAGTGGCGGGGGTATTCGACCCGACCTTCGATATGTATGTCCCCGAAGATCTTTACCAGTCCATGCGGAGGTATAAGAGAATTACACGGGGTAACCTCCATACGTGGTTAAGTGAACTGAGTAAGGGAGAGAAGGGGGGCGCGCGGCTGGGTTCCTACGCGGCCCACATATTCCTTAAGATGAACGCGTTGATGTTATTTACTAAGACGGTTCTTAATGTCCCCGCGTACCACCTCCGCAACGCGATCACAGCTCTGACGTCCTATAGTGCCGCGGCTGCGGTTTCTCCAGTGGGTGTCATGAATGAATTCTTCTGGGCGTTTGCGCGGTCTAGGGCCGCTGCCCGAGGAGAAAGCAAAGTAAAGTCCCTAGTCTTTGGGAGAGACCCCCGGATCAAAACTGGAGAGCAGATCCTCATGCAGCGAATAGGGGTAGACCAAGGAAACATGGACGTTAACTTCCTGTCACAACTGGCTCAGAAGAGTAAGCAAGACCCCTATCAACTGTTTTATGATGGGTTTCGTGAGATCATGGACCTGCACCCCGCGGACATGACGGAGGAAGGCATGGTTAAAAAAGGCTTATTGAAACTGAAGCGGGGTGCTAAAGGGGGAGAGAAGTATGTGATAGGTCCTGTGTTCCAGCGACTTTCGGACTTCGCGCAGGGCATCGACGCCGCCGCGAAGATAGCCATGTTTAAGAAGGAACTTAAGGTTCTTAGACAGGCGAAGAAGTCTGACCAAGATAATAAGGTGGATACTGGGTATCACAACATGACGGATGAGCAGATGGAATTTGAGGCTGCGCGGAAGACACGGGCGATGTCCCCCACTTACTCGGAAGCCCCGTTGTTTGCCAAATGGTACCGCAAAGCTAACCCCATATGGGGAGATCCCTTTGGTTCTTTCTTCCTCGATCAGTTCAGGATCGTCTGGAACCAGAGCATGGGTATCCCAAGCGAAGAACAAAAAAGTGGTAACCCCATTATCCGTAATCGGGGATACCTGAGACAAACTCTTGCGCTTGGCGTACACTCAGCGACCCCTGCAGCAGCGGTGGGGTCAGCCCTTTTGTTGGGGATCAACCCCACTGATGAAGAGGAAGAGCTTCTCAAGGCAGCTGCCCCCGCTTGGGGTAAGTTGAATCAGTGGATTTATATGCCGGGGGATGTGGCCAATAAGATATTTGGGTTTATGCCGGGAGCTTCTTACGACCCCGATGAATTGTACGCACTGGATCTCACGTACATCAACGCCTCGTCCCCAGTCTTTGATGGGGCAACGGCGGGCATACTGGAGGTTTTCCGTGGGGATTACGACGACGCCGCTCGGAACATAGTCGAAGGATATGTAGGGCGGTTTGTGCGCCCCAGTTTAATAGGGGGTCTGGTGGGTGAAGCGTTTAATAACAAAGATGGCCGTGTGTACGATGAGCAGATCGACTCCTTATCGACTAAGGCGTTCAAGTCACTGGGGTACATAGCCCAACGTGGCGTGGAACCGGGGAATGCCCGACGGTTACGTAAGTACAAGGAGTCACAGAAGGCTGATGACGATACCTATAGGGGTACGTTTGAAGAGACACTAACGCAGATCGTCTCGCCTGCTTCCCCCAGAATAGTTCGTCTGGACATGGCGGTTTACAACTATGCGCGGGAAGCACAGGAAGATCGTCGGGAATTGACGAGCAGTGTCTACAAACAGCTTCGTGACCCTAGTACAGGGTTAGCAGATGCGGACATTGAGAAGCTGGCCAAACTGATTATCGCCCAGCGCCGGGACATCGACCAACGTCTTGGCCATTTGACCAAGACCGCGATGGACTTGGGGGCGTTAAGCGCCTCCCGTGAAAGACTCCGCACCATGTTAATGCGAACGAATATTGGTTCCGACCGAGCGGGGGCAATTCTTGATGGCGCTACCGAACGCTTTATACCTGATAAGAACAATCGGGAAGAATTCCTAGGCCCCGAGAGTCCTCCGTGGAAACGGGAGCGGTTCAATAAATTTGAGGAAGCCCTTCGCAAGCATGGCCCCCAGTATCGGTTTACCGATCCCGAGACGGGTCTGGAAATACGTTAGGGTCACCCGAAGCATACTTGCGCCGGATCACGTTCAAGCGACTAGCTATCTTCTTGCCGAGATCATCGGGGTCCATGTGACCGAAGAACGGATACCCGAGGGTATCATTCTCTATCGGGTAGATCCGTATGGAATCAGGGATCACTTCGTCCCCCGCTACCACACCGTCGATCATGATCGGCAACCCGTTGGGGCGGAACTCGCGTACCATTTCAATCATAGTTCCGGTATCTCGGTTGGGGTTAATAGCATGAGCGCCTGTTGGAGTTTATCCAAGTCCTCTTCTGCTATGGGTTTGTCCAGTTCCCACGGACCATAGCCACAGGCGATTGCGATTGCGTGTGCATAACTGTCTCGCTTTTCCGCACTGTAGGTTGTCTTTGATCGCAGGGACATATTGGGGGTGTAGGCAATCACCGCCCACCCATTGACTGCTTCGTTGTCAGGTTTAGACTGCATCTTAACGGGTACTCCGTTAATATCAATCACCTGCATATTTATCCTTGGGGGTATACTCATGGTCTCTTGAAGGTCATTCCGTCCGAGAAGGGGATGGGTTTGCGATCAGGTCCGACAGATACCCACCACTTGAAGTCTTCCTGACTCACCCAGAAGTCTAAGCCGTAGGCACTGGCGGTTTCGTTCATCCGTCTTTTGGTGGTGGCGGTTAGCCAGCCACCGGAGTTCAACGTAATGGTGTCCGGTGTGAACTCCACTATGTTCGTATCGTGGTAGCGAACGGCGGTCTTCAGGCCCATCTTGTCAGACAGGTCGAGTACCTTCGTCGCAGTCTTCCCCTTGAGGAGATTACTTATGCTCATTTGTTTGTTCTTTGTACTTGGTTAATGCCTCCTCCATACGGGCAGCGAGGTCCGCCAACCACGGTCCAGTGGACACGGCGTTGATGGTGAGGCTTGTGCTTATGTCTCTGATCTCACGGAGGAGATCGGCGGTTGCTTCTCGTTCCCTGTGGAGTTCTTCCCGTAACTCAGCAAGCGGTAACTGCTGCTGTGATATACGCTTGATAGCGGGCATCCATTTACTTACGTCTATTGGGTCACTCATAATTCATTAACGGTCGTTGTCCTTTGGCTTACACCCCACGCCATCTTCATCCATGTTACAGGGTTCAGGGTTCAGGGTTAAGAGTTCAGGGTTGTCTGTCCGCTTCCGTCGCAGGACAAGAAGCAGGGTTAAGGGTACAAGAATCAGGAATAATAATTCATTCATGGTTTCAATATGGTTTGTGTATAACATATGCTTGGTGTCTTTCCCCTTCGTAGTTAAACGTAACGAGATCGCGTCCGTTAATGTCTTCCTCTATGTTAAGGAACTCGACATTATCCAGACGGACCTCCTCTCCATCCAACGTGACGTAGGGTATGTATGGGTGACTCATGATTCAGGAATCAGGAATCAGCATCCTTAACTCGGCAGACGGGGGGATCGACTTTGTTAAGCCCTTGCTGAATACACTCGTCGAGGGACCAAAGGTCGATGAGACGTCGCCCCCGCTTAGCATTCGGTCTTTTCACAAGAGACGACTGGATAAGCCCGTCTCTTATGAAATCCCAGAGGTAGCGTTCCGAAAGTCCGCTATACTTTGCCGCATCTTTGAGTGTGACCCATCTTGGTTGTAGTTGTTGGTTCATTGTATTGTCTTTTCTATTGTCAGGTTCATGTGTCGATTCAGGAATCAGGATTCAGCATCCTGTGCAGCCCACCGAGTTGACCACGCTCTCCGTGAGCCGTTGGTTGTTCGCCAGAACTTGCCATCTTCAAAGATGGAATAAGTCCCATGCCGCCACGGTTCTGTCGGACTCCATGAGAACTTAACTATTCTTCGTGTGGTAATCATTGTATTGTCTTTTCTATTGTCAGGTTCATGTGTCGATTCAGGAATCAGGATTCAGGAACCAGTCAGGGGTATCACGCCCCGACCACTTGGCGAAGTAACTCTTCTCACCGTTGTAGTAGGCACGGTAAGCAGTCACTGCGAATACTCGTTTGTATTCTTCCGGCATGGCCTGAGCGAATGGGGTGAGACCCTGCTTGCTCAAGCCTAGCTTTGAGTAGTTAGCTGCACACCAGTGTATGACATCAGTTGACTTGTGCGTCTTGCCATAACGGTAGGTGTACTCGCGGCACATCTCATCGGCATGGGTGAGTAGCCAATCATAGTTGTCCTTGGATTCCCTAGCCCAGATGGTGCATGGGTGATTGTAGAAGGCGCGCTTGTATGGGGCATCACCCTTGGGGTAGGCCGCACACAACATCTGCGCTGACTCAAGGATCATCTTGACCACATGCTTGTCGCACAGTTGCTGTGCGGCGGTGGTCGGATCTTTATCTACGACAAATATATTCATGCGTCTGGGTCAGGGACAGGTTTATGTTGGCCGCTCATGTTTTAGGAACTTCGTATTCATCACAGAACCCGAAGGATTCGATCTCATTGTTTTCCTCTATCTGTCTAATACGATCTCTCATTGCGCCACAAAACTCAGGAACTGGGATGTCCCCGAAGGATTCCTTCGACTCAATGGATGCCGCGCAATCAAACATATAGTTCATTAACGCACCCGACTCATTTGTATGCTCCAATACCGGTGGCTTGTTCGCGGTTACACGAATCACGGTACGGGGTGGGGGTGCATCGGGATTGATGCCTCGGGCGGCTACCTGATTAAGGAGATGCACAATGTTGGCACGGGTATTCTCAATGTCCCATGTTACAAACTGCGCTTCCTCAGGGAACTCACGCTTAACTTCTTTCAATGCTCGTTGAGCGGCGGCTTTTTTGTCAAACCACTCGCGGTTATTGGAACAGCTTACTTCGTATATTTTCATGTGTTTGGTATCTATTTTGGTTTATCCAAGGAGAGTCATGGTTGATTCAGCTTCTGCTTCTGCTTCTGCTTCGATAGTCGCAGCAGGGTCGGCCATCTCGGTAGCCGCCGCGCTCCGAAGAACCGCAAGGGATTCCTCGTTCTCATCGGACAGGCTGAACCCGAAGGGCTTAGGCTCGGTAAAGCCCAACCGCTCAAACAAGTCTACAAACATAGACCAGTTGGCCCGTAGCTTGGTAAAGCTCGGTATCCCCAGCCCCATGTAACAATCATTGGGTTGGTATATGGTGTCCTCGCTACACCGCTGATCCCAGTACCGCTGTGTAATTCTACAGGCTTCTTCATAATCCGTACGGTACCGATTATCTTCGTGGACGCAACGGGTCTTCCAGTTCTTGTCCACTACCTTATACAGATCCCGGTCGCTGTGATAAGAATTGTTCACAATAAACGGGAACTCCTCCTCTACAATGTGAGACAGGACATGAGTAGACCCGCTCCCAACTGTATCTGTGTCGACTCGGTCGGAACTGTACGCCTCACCCAAGGATTGGGAGAAGGCGATCCACCTATCCACATACTCAAGAGGCTCCTCGGTATGCACCGCTTTCTTGATTGCCTCAAGCGCGGTCTCAAGTTTCTTCAACTCTGGTGAGTTAAGATACTGGGTCGCCGCTGCCCCGAATGAATTGCGAGCGTTGACCCGCACCGCACAGTTGTTGGTGAGGTAATGCGCCCAGCCCAGTTGCCAGTTGCGTTCTGCCATGTCCTCCCCGCACACATCCACAAAGACTTTATGGAATACCCTGAGGAGTATATCCATAGGATCTACAGTACGCGCCCTTGCGGGGATACGCACACCGTGCATGGCTGCAGTTGGGAGTTGCAGGATACAGGACTTATACAGCTTGTCGTATTCCCACTTGGCATCGCGGCGAGCGAACAAGGTATGGCTCCTGAACAGGGACGACCAGCTACCCGGTTCATCTGAGCCAACGAACAACCATCGTTGGTTACCCTCAGTCCCATCATCTACCCTCTTGGTTATGGAATCAGGGAGGGCTACCACAAGTGGTACCCAGTCCTTGATCGTCATGTCGTCGTCGGCAAGGAAGTCGTTGGGGTTCTGATAGGCCCGCCCCAGAGGGTGGGTCGCGTCATCCCTGAGACTCCTCTCCTTTGCTTCCTTGCCCGTCACGGCGTAGTCACGATCTTCCTCCCCGTCATCGCGGTAGATGTCGGCACCCGTGATGCTTGACTTGGCCATCAGTACCCCGTTACGGGCGCGGACCAGCGTGGTTTGTGCATTGCACTTGAAAGGTTCGCGGTGGAACCATTCGATTACTTCTTCGGTTTTCATATTTACTTAGCTTGGTTTGTGTTGTTTGGATTGACGGACAACAAATGAACCGTCTTTGCATTTATATGTGCTTCTAATACTTTGTCATCCAGTTGAACTGGAATAATTGAAAAGGTGTAGCGGTTGTTAAGCCATGTGGCTAAGGCTACACGATTGTCCACAGGGACAGAGATCGTACTAAGTTTCAGGTTCGTGACGGCACCGCGCAGATCATCGTGAAATGTCTGCGCGGTACCTTTATCAGCGAACCATACCTCAGTAACGTCCCCGCCTTTGTGCTGGCGGAAAGCTACCAAATGTATGTTCATCAGGTGGTAGCTTGGTCGATCTGGTAGAGGTCGATGACGTCCCCGAACGGATACTCGTCAGCCCCCTTACCCCAAGTGAGCCAGAGGACTGGCACGTTGGGAGGGGAATCGGGGAAAACTCCCCAACCATCGGTCACGTACACGATCACCCGCGGGTCCACTTGGTTTTCCTCGATCCAGTCGAAGGCGGGACGGAAGTCCGTACCACCACGGCCATGTATCGTCAGGTCAACTGGTTCGTATGGGGCATACTCCCGTACCTTGGCAACCTGACAGTCTACATCCATATGAATGAGCCTGTCGGCGTTGAGGGTGTGAACTGAATCCTGAATAACGGAACAGGTCACTTCGTGGACACGGGTGGGCATAGACCCACTGGTGTCATTGACGAACACCAAGGAGCCAAGACGCTCGTCCTCCATACCCGCCACACATATATCGTGGTTGGCAAGGAACCGCTTGTCGGGCTTGGTTGAGCCTTCGTCCATACAGAACTCGTCTGCATACTTCTGCAGAATATCCTTCATGTTCAAAGGAGACTTCTGCAACTGCTGAAGTTTCTCCAAGAACTCACCCGGAGCATCACCGCGCAGCTTGGAGGCATGGATGGAGGTAGATAGAATCTCCCGCCACTTGTCCTCCTGCTCGGCAATCTCCTCAGGCGTACCCTTGGGGATCTCAAACTCACCGGGCGACACAGGCTCGGGTAAGGGTTGGCCACCAGATCCACCTTCCGGTTTGTCTGGCTTAGTGCCGGAACCATCCTTGGATTCACCATCCTTGGAGTCGTCTGGCTTGGTGCCTTCACCTTCCTCACCACCTTTACCATCACCATCACCTTCGCTCTCACCTCCTCCTTCGTCTCCCTCAGGAGGCTTAGGTGGTGGCGGCGGTGGCGGTGGCGGTGGCAACTCTTCCGCTTGGAGGATCTTATAGATAGCCTCCGCGGCCTTTGTCTTGAACCGCTCAAGATCAACACACCCATCCTTAGGTAGGACGATTGGTCTGCTGGCTGTGTTACTATACTCAGTCAGCAGGTTGTTGATCTCATAGTCACACGCTCTGTTGGCCATTCGTCGATCCGCCGAAGCGAACCGGACTAGGTGACCGAACAGTGGGTGACACACCTCATGAATGAGGAGGCCGACCAGTTCATAGTCGTTCAGTGTCGCTGTGAAATCAGGATTAAACCTGATAACACGACCATCCGTACAAGCCGTGGGGATTGTACGGTCCAATACTAGCGGCATACCCGCCATTGCTGGTGCGAAGAACGGGTGGTCCTTCATCACCGTGTTAGTCGCGGACTTTAACCGCGCTCGTTGCAGCTCATCTAGAGCTGTGTTGTCTGCACTCATAAGATATAAGTTCTTTATGCAATAATGCTATAGCTTCGAAGTCATCTCTGTGTTTTACCCACAGTTCGTAAACGTGGGGTGACCCATACACTTCCATGCGTGGTGCCATGATTACTATGTGCTGCTCTGCTCCGTTGGCTTTCAGCCACTTCCTGAACCAGAACATCACAAGCCCATCCCACTCCGCGCCACGTAGTTCGTGGTCAACGGAAGCGGGATGGTTGTGAAGGATGTGGTCTACCAGATCACTACTTGAGAAGCTCACCTTTGTGTTTGAGTTGCCATTCAATCAAGGCACGCTCAGTACTCAAGTCTTTTCTCTTGCGACGGAGGCGGTTGCCAACCATAGACTCCATAGACTCCAGATCATCTGGACTATTGAGGTTAGGGTCGGTCAACCTGTGACTCAGGAGAAGTACATCTGACAGATTGTCCTTCTCAGCAAGGGTCACCAGCTTACTAGCGACGATGTACTTGAGGTCGGGGCGTTCCACGATCCGTCTCAGGTCACAGTTACGGGCATCGGCCAGCAACTCACCGACATCACCACAGGTAGCATAGAGCTGCACGAAGGTGACAAACTCCTGCCCAGCCTTGGCACCTATACACCCACAAACATCTGCCTTGAACAGGCGGGTGTTGTCGGTAGCTACCATCTCGGAAGGATCGGAGTACGTGGTGAGGTACTGGTCCAGCTTGGTGTACGAACGGGAAGTAGACTGAGCCTGCTCCCCATCCCACTTGTCCATGTTGTCACAGTAGAGGGACTCGTTGTGAGCCTGAAGGAACCCGTAGACATACTCAGTCTGCGCGTTATCCATCAACCAATCGAGGGTTCCCTTGATCGAGGGTTCCAACTGATAGATGCTGAACCTGTCCATGACTGAAGCAGGCGCACGGCTAGCCTGACAGTGATGCTTCTGCCCATTGGCAGCGGCCACCATCATGGTGTTGCGGGGGAACTTGTAGGTTCCAATCATGCGTTCCAGCACAGCCTGCTGGGCTACCTTGATAACCGAAGCGTTGGCGTTGAACAGCTCATCCCAGAAGATGAGATACTTCTTGTCGCAGTCGGGTTCGGGGAACACCTCGTCGATGTACCAAACCATGCGTTCCTTCTCACGATCAGGGACACCGAAGCCCTTGATGTCGTTGAAGGTATTGTAGGACAGGTACACAGGGATGTATATCATCCCATTGTCGTGTGCAAACTGCTCTACCTGCGCGCTCTTACTGACACCGGGAGGGCCAACAAGAAGTACGGGTTTGTATTTACCGGCTTGTTCACCGGTAGGATTATCTGCCCGCCATGCCCGCCTAAGGATAGGCTGGATCATCTCGGGGGTACTGGTTGGTAGCGGGACCACCGCATCATTTTCACTCATACGTATATACTGGTTACAGTTGGATCAGGTCTTTCATTCGGTTAGCTCCAGCAATGACCTTGTTGCGGGAGTGTTCATTGGCTTTCAAAATGTCAGCATCGAGATCCTCAAGGAGGCTCTTGCCGATAAGGATAGCTTCGTCCAGATCAGTGCTGGGTCGGGGGGCCTTGCGTTCCGCCATCTCCAGCTTCTCTACGAGTCGCTCTACTACAGACTCCGTGATAGGGCTGCGGCTGGACTTGTTCTTAGCCTCGCACTGCTGGCCCACATGGGCTGCGGACTTAATCACTTCCTTCGTGACGTCGAGGGTTACAGCCTGAAGTCCGTACTCCACCTGTTCCTTCTTACGCTCGTCGAGTTTCTCCATCTCATGACGGAGCCGCTCGTCGAATACATCCGGCATGAACGATGTTACAATCGGGTCCTCAAACGTAGTGAAGGAGATACGATCCCCAACTGCATCTTGGGAAGGGAACCGGTGTTTGAACCTGATGAAGTCGTCCCCAAGACCTCGGCTAGTCGCAGCCTTGAGGAGAAGGTCAGGGTAACGCCGGATGAAGTCCTGCTTGGCCAGCTCAAACCGCTGCCTGTACTTGGACATTGTATCCAGATACTCAGACAGGTAATCAGTGGACAGGAAGTACCAACATCCACGGGTGGATATCTTCACCTGCTCGTCGGGGTCGGGCTTGTAGTCAAGCCAAGGGGCAGAGACTAGCCGTTGGAATGCGGCTCGTCCATCGTCCTCAACGTCTTTCAGTGCCTTGATGTCATCGGAATCGACTAAGTGTATCTGATGCTTGTGCAGATTCGCATTGGCATCTTTCTTCTTAGCCTGCTCTGCTGCTGCTTGCTTGTCTTGAACCTGTGGGTTGAAGTTGCATACAGTCAGCCTTACTTTGATCCCCTCGCTAGAGGGGGTAGGTGTACTACTCATTTGCTTATACTTTGATTCCTTATGTGTGGTTAACCCTACAACCTGCAGGAATCAGGATACAGGATGCAGGGTTGGTTTGCATTGTGACGTCAGCGGACGTCGGGAGGAGTGTTGAAGGAGTTCTTGGTGTTCACCCCATGCTCATCATATGGGTCGGAGTCGTGTGACGTAACGGCATCATTGAACATGAAGTCCTGTGCGGGGTGGTGTGACGTAACGGCATCATTGTTCATGAAGTCCTGTGAAGCCCAGCTCATCATCAGATACTTAGATAAACTTACCCCATACCTATCGAGGCATACGTGGTTCAACTCATGTATAAGGATTGCTTCCCTGTGCTCGTCCTTGAGGGTAAGGCGCAATGCCCACCTCAGGATTATCATTTTAATTTTGGTCTTCATAATCTAACTCTTGGGGATGGGTTCAAAGAATACCTCATCAGGTTTGTGCACATACTTCATGGCATCCTCCTTGAGGACACGGGGTACCTTGCCGTTGATAATACTATCCAGCTTGGCGGGCAGGTAGCCTGCTGCCTCAAGTGAGAACAGGAACCAGCGTTCGTCTTGCTCATCCTGCCATGCTGACTCTGCATCCCGGTGGTTCCTCAAGTGGAGGTGGCCGTGGATGTTGAGGTCGATACCATCGGGCAGACGATACTCATGAAACCGTGGTGGTTCTTCACAACTATACTGTTGTGTCATCACAGGATGGTGGCTGAACATGATGGTCTTACCCCCATACGGAAGGGTAAAGGTTTCCACCACAGCAGAGAACCCTGCGCGCAGATACCAGTGGGGCGAGTGACCGTCATGGTTACCGAGGCACAGGATCTTGGTCCGTGCTGGACACTGAGCCAAGTAGTCGGGGAGCTGCTCCTCATCCTTGTCGATCACATCCCCGAGGTGGATGAGGATGTCCTGTGGGAAGAGTCGTTTCAACCCTTCCCCTGATAAGGCCGTGTGGTTAGGGGGCCTGACCCCACGCCTGACTATGCTAGAGAGATTCTCTGGCGTATCTATGTGGGTATCACTGATTACCCAATATGTTGGTGGTCTCATGTCTACTATTGGTTGAACCCGATGGTGTTTTTCACGGGATCTTCTTTGTCAGCTTCTGGTAAATCGGAGGCAGATCCTACTGGAGCGAATGCCCACAGATCACAGCCGGTAAAGCCTTTCATCTGTGAGAGAGTCCGTTTCAGTAGAACTACATCCCGCTCAGTGATGTGGAGAAACGCCCCATCAGCTTCATTGGACTGAACCACAAGCTCATATGAGAGATTGGTCTTGTGTCCGCGGTTACCGCAATGGATGCAGCGTTTCTTAACGCTTACCTCCGACCCCTCAAAGACGGCGAATAACGTGTGGCTACGATAGTCCGCGCCGGGGTGCCACTGTTCTTCAGCAGCCTTAGCTACGGCTTCCATGATTTCGTTGTCTATCTCTTCGGCTTTCTCTTCCGTGTCGCACAGGCGATTAAGGTAGAGATCTATCTTCAGGTTCTCAGGTTGTATTTTCATAACGCTTATCTTATTGCTGCCACAATGGCATAGATGATGCCCCCAAGGGCAATCCAAGGCAGCACCACACGCAGGGTGCGGGCTACCTTACTACTCTTCCGTCGGTTAACTTGACGGAACCTACGTTTGCCTAGGTCAGGCCACTCACTTTTCTTTGTCATAGGTCTATTATTCCAATCCTCTAGAGCCCTTAGATAGGCGTGCCTCTGCTCACGCCGTACGAGTCCGTGGATTACTTTACCGTGGGCACGGCTGGGTTCTTTAGTTAGGTCCAGCCAACAGTCGAAGGTGCTTTCATCCACACCTGTAGCTTCACAGATTACCTTCCGAATATTACGGACATAGGTGTCCGACTTGTTTCGGAGCAGATCTATAAGCAGCTGATTGAAGAAGAAGGGTTGGTGGATCATCGGTGTACGGATTTGCGGAAGTGCTTACGCACCTCATCGAAGTTATGTTTAAGGCTCCCCTCATTTATTCGACACAGGCTAGCCGTGTTCTCAATCAGGCGCACAGTGGTATGCACACAAACGAACAACTCGACCAGCCCGTTACGGTTGAAGATGTTCCTGTAATTATTAGTACCGAAGACGTCTATCGCATACCTCACTTTCACACGACCCTCTTCATCAAGGAACTCATCCAGTAATCGGGACAAGCGGGCCTCCTGTGATGGGGGTGATGTTATACCTGCACGTTGCAAGACTTCTTCTACCTCCACACGGAGCAGCTTGAGGATGGTGCCAAGGTCTGCCTCGGGATCGTCTATGTGTTCGGCATCCCAGAGGAATTCAGTTGAATCCTGTAGCTCGGCCACACTCTCGGGCATATTTATACCCGCCCACTCATCGGTGTAGATAGTCTCACCAGTGAGGTTGATGTGTTCGACGCACCCCACATCCTTGGAGGTGGAGGCATCGAAGTATGTAATGCGGAAGGATTTATTTGTTCTCATCTTTAAATGCGTAGGCTAGTGAGTTAACCCCTGCTTGAGGGGGAGGGACATCCGCAGGCTTGGGTTCAGTAATGAAGTCCGCAACCTTGCGGCGGTGGAGTGGGGGCTTGGCGGGATCATTGAGATCCGCTTCAACCAAGGCCCGTGTCTCAGGTGACATACTCATGCTCTACCTGTTGGCTATACGTTTGGTGAGACGGGCGCGCTCTTTGACTGCGCCTCGCCCCTTACCGTTAATCTTATCCAGCCTCTTGAGCTGGGATTCGTCAGACCGCTCGGCACGGGCTGCTTGTCTTTGGGTTGCACGCTCTTGGCGTGCTCTCTTACTTCCTTTCATAAGAATTGTTTGTGTTGGAGAGGGTTCCGTCAGGGTTAGTACCCTCATCAAAGATGTTTGACCACTTGAGTGGGTGTTGGAAAGTGCTTACCGCCCCGCTGTGTGTATCCAGAGCGTCCTCTGTTGGGCAGTGTAAGTAACTTCACCAGTAACACCGGCGTCACAGGTTACCCTCGACCAGCATCCGGTTCCTGATTACTTACTCTGCAGTTTCGATACACACAGCAGGCAAGAGTCATGTGTTTCCATTCTCCGATACCTAAGGGTCGGGTGGAATGACTCTACGGCAGTGCATGGTGGACTGCCGCCATTGCGGGGCGGACTGCCACCTCCAGCATACCTATCCTCACCGTGTGAAGGCACACTCCACCATGAGGGCTGTTGCAAAAAGTGAAAGGGGCTGAGCCACGACGACCTACGTCGGTAGTTAACCGACTTCTGTGGCAGCCCAGCCCCCCGTTACCAACGGAAGTCGGTGGGTCGACCACCACCTAGTTCCTAGGAAAGGATTCGGCTTACCAAGCCCAGCCCACCACTACGGCACTGACGGGAATCGAACCCGCTGTTTGATCCTTTCGTTCAGGTAAATGCTCCCCCTTTGATGCGGGTTGGTTTTACGTGGCCTCTTCGACTGCACGGCGGAGGCGGGGAGCCTTCCTCAAAGCATCGTTGTTTCCTCTGGCCTGAGCTTCGTTAGCCAGTGTCGGTATTATCCCCCGACTGGGTTCCCCCTCCAACAACGTGCCATAATGGGGGATGACATGGGCCACTTTACCCATGCCGTTCGGCGTTCGCAGGCAGCAAGCTCAAACATGGCGAGCCGCCAGAAAGTTATAGCCCCTGTGGGTAGGAGATCAACCCTACCTTAGTATTCCGACCCGACGCAGGGGCGCATCGGGAAGGACGGTATTTGTAACTGCCCCTTGCCCACCGCTACCAATGTAGCTTGAGTGGATCGGACAAGCAGCGCACACCTTACGGCGCGCCGTGGTGCCGCTGCCGTGTTACCCCGCCGTCGTTCGGGGTAAAGGGTTCAGGAATCAGGGTTCAATGGTGGGTGTCCCACCACTTGGAGAACACTAGTTTGATTCTCCAGTCGGGGTCAAGCTTTCCCAAGGATAGGACAAGGACAAGTCCCTCGGCAATGGAGACCAAGCCGTAGAGGATTCCCTTCTTACGACTGCTGTGATTGTTTACACGGATCATGATTCAGGATGGGGGTTCACTTTATACTGTGTCTTCCGATACCTCTTCCAACACCTAGCATTCCAAGTGCTGGGCGACAGGTCATCATAGGCAGATGGGGGTCTAGCCTTGGGCCTGACCCGAGACGCCAGTGCCTTGCGGCACCGTGGTCGGCGGTAGAAGATATAGGATTTAGCACTCATGGTTTTGGTTGTCGGTCGGGATGCTCCCGCACTATACGGAAGAACTCCTTTTGTGTCACCCCCTCCACTGTCTGGATGGGGCGGGGCCTGCAGGTAGTCACCCCATTCCGGGTGACGACCACGGGGTTGGCCCCGTCGATGATTGTCCCCGCCTTTTCGGGCGGGGAGTAGACCCCGTACACCGTGTTGTGTGGCCACGGGGACTTATAGTTGGGATCGAACGGTCTCATATTATGTAGTTCATTTCAGGCGAAATACCAGTGGGTTGCCCCACCCTGTTTCCCCAGTGTAGCTGACACCAAGAGCATCGCTACCTTGTGGAGGATATACAATTCATCATCCCTCGACCTCGCATAAATCAAGGCACCATCAGGAATACCACCACGCGCCAACACATGACACCTCTCGATGAAGTCGTCGATGTCCTGTTCCTTTGTGTTGGCATCCTCAAATTCGGTGTTCAGCCCAAGCTCGCTCAGAATGATCCGGGTGTTGGAGTTACTGAGGTTCACCTCGTAGGGAACCTCCACGAAACCCCACACCTTCTCAGATTCCTGCTTGGCAGGATAGAATGAGGCGCTCATTGGTCTCGAAAGGCTAAGGGATACCTCCGACGGAGGTGGTATTCGTCCTCAGCCTTGGCCTGTAGTATAGAGCAGGCTACTGAGGTGATGATACCCAATAGGGCAACCGAAGCTGGTAACAGCTCGACTCCCTTGGCGTAGTAGTCTACGCCGATTCTGATTACACCTGCAAAGAACAGGGCAACCCCAAGGCCCGTAAGGGCGCGGTATATTAGTATGTGTTTCATGATCCTCCGAGGTTCCATGCGCGGCCAAGTGAGTTGAAGGAGTTGTTATCAAACACCTCCCGCAGTTGGCGGGGCTGGGGTTCAGGTTCGGGTTCAAGCATACGGGCAACGTGTGCTGCTCTCATCTGCTGAAGTCTGAAGTCACAGGGGATTACCCTTGGACGTCCTTTGCCTTTACTATTGAGCGGCTTGGAGGGGTGGCGTTGCCCTGAATACAGGCGGGCTTCCCCTATAGTAGCCGCATGATACGGATTCTTATTCATTATATGGTCAGGTTGTGGTGTAGATACTGGGAAAGAGTGGCCAGATTGGTTTTCTGAGGTTCTGGCCGGACCTACTACGTCTCCCCGTTCGTATGGGGTAGAGGAGATTTCACCCAAGTCCTTTCTAGATAGGACCTCCGCTAACTACGTGCCTAGCCAGCGACAATTTGTTGCTCGGACACGCAAGAGTGGTGTGAGAGTGAGTACGGGCTTGCATCCGGTTTTACTTCGGGTGCGACGGGCCTTTGCGGGGCTGGCGAAGCACACGATTCTACTCATTCACTACTAAGGGTGATCAATCCCGTTTCGCTTCCGTCTCTTACGGCTCTCACATTAAAGTCGTAGGCAGTTTAACCTCATGCCTAGGAGCGGGCGTGCTTCACACGACACCCAGCGTGTCTCCTTTTCTGTAGTATGAGGCAGGAGATGTGCGCCTTGAACCAATCGGCGGTTCACTACCGTGCGGATTTGTCATTCTCCCACCGCGGGAAGACTCATGTGGTATACGACTCCAATGCCAGAGTGCTAGAGGAGAAGGTTAGGTGTTAACAGGCAGTTTAGCCTCATGCCTAGGAGGGATCGCATGGACTCGGCGGTAATCAGAATGCTTCAAGATGCACCTTGAAGTGTTCCTACGCCAAGGTCACGGTGTCCAGTGACTGCCTTCCCCATGCGAAAGCTGCAGGATACAGGAGTAAAGTCTGCTCCCCTTTTCGGTTGTTAATGAGGGAGGGAGCGACCCTTGGACCTTATCGGCAGTCCATACCATACTCACGCGGGATTGGTGAGCTAGTCAACAAGCTCTGAGTATGCGTGAGCGAACTCTGTTTCCGGCTGGAAAGTCTGCTCCCCAATGTTACCGGGTGGGGGAGCGGCACCCGTTTGTGTTGGGCCGTTATCGTACCTCGTGCAGGCAGCACCCGGAGGCTTACCAATCTTACTTCACGATCCGCTACCACTACTCGACGGACAACCAGCTAGCTTTAGGCTGCAGTCCATATATTAACCGGTCTTCTGCTTACGCATCACGGTCTAAGCTGGATGGTCCCAAGGCTCCACCATCTCTGGCGGGGCATCAAGCACACATGGAATTCACCGCTTTCTCCGGTATCTGTATACAGGATACAGGATACAGGATACAGGATTCAGGTGAAGTGGTCCGCCAGTATCGAGACTGGCAGACCAGTTCACCCGGCCCACTAAGGGGCAGGGTAAGGGGTGATTAACCCTTGGGCGCGGCCTTGATAGCCTTGCGCTTCTGCACTTGGAGCACCTCATCGAAGTCGGCAGCGTGACGCTGGACCCTGATGATAGTCCCGCTCTTGCGGAACTGGCGGATGGAGGAAGTCTGCTTACCCTTGGCCATCGAAGCGATGGTCTTGTTGTAAGCCTTCTTCTCCTCGGAGTAACGAGAAGAGAGCTGCTTCCACAGTTCCGGCTCGGAGTCGCGGATTCCCTTGAGGGTATCGGCATTGGTCCGAGTGTCGGCAGCCTTCTCCTTACCCTTGAGGTCAGGATCAGCCAGTGCGAAGAGCAGCCATTGCCGCATAGGCAGCAACTTATGCCCGTCATCATGACGGTTCTCTTTCATTACGATGGGGCTAGTAGCCAATATGGTATTAACGATTGTGTTAGACATAACGGTTTCTATTTGGGATCATGGTCTGGGTCGGCTGCATTAGTGCCTACGGCCCAGACCAGAGCCCCCTCGCAGGATAACTCCTGCGAGGGAGCCTCATCGTTCAAGTTTTTGTCCAAGTCTCTTGATGACTCTAGACTATCTGGCGATCTATCCGTTACCGGACGGGCCGTTAAAACCCTGTTCCCTTTGATCACCGCGCTGGCTTCCCTTCAAAATCTCCCAGAAGCTGCAGTTGCCTAAACGACGCCTCTATTTGACGCCGACACGCTTTAGTCCCGTTGTTCCCGCTACCGGGAAGATGTAACCCTAGTCAGACACGACACCTGTCCTAGTCTACATGACGTTCAGTTCTCCGAAACCTTTTACTCCTTGGCAGTCGGCGGTATTGAATCCTTGGCGTTATCAGCCTGTGGAAGTTCCGAGCCAGTGAGCGTCACGAAACGCTACTCTGCCGCATTCGGTTGAACCTAACACTCCTTGTCTCCCTAACTCCCCGTTAGGATTGACGGCGTAAGCAAGAGCCGCGCCGTCGAACCGCGTCACCAGTCCACAAGGATTATACGATGGTGCTATCATCGGTATGCTTTTCACTTCCAGCATACAAGACCGAGAGAGTTGAACCCCATCATGGGAACGGCAGACTCGCGCCGTGACGACCCACGTGGGGAAAACTACGCATCGTGATGCGACAGTGAAAACCAGAATTCGTCCTTTGATTTTCTCGACCTTTGTTGCGGGGCGGGTGACTGAACACCTTGGCCGTTGGCCCCGGTCCCGTGAAGGACACCACCCTATGGGAACACACCCGGACAGCATGAAACCGCCGCCTGAACCACGCATCATGGATCTTGCAACACGCCACCCGTCCCCCCACGCCTTTTCGCCCAGCCTGTGTATTGTGTGTGTATGTTGTGTGAAAAAATTTGACACCACCCAAATGCACGGTAAAAAGCGTGATGCGCGACGAAAAGAAGCACGAATACTACGTAAAAAATAAGGAAGCGCGCAAGCGGTACCAAAGAAATTACTACACCGCTAACAAGCGTAAGATACTGGCGAAGAGGGCCTTAGACCTCTTAGCAGACCCCGAATTATTTGAGAAAAAGCGCGCATATAACCGCGCATATTACCTTAAAAATCGTGCACGGTTAAAGGCACAGCGTCTCGCCAAAGCGGCTGCCGCGAAGGCGAAAGATTCGGGGTAGGTCAGTCAAACAAAAGTTCAAATCCGACCCCCCACCCTAAAAGTTTCTTCTAGAGAAGCTCAAACAAAAGTTCTAGAAATTAAGTTTGACTAACTCTAGAAGAAAGTTTTTATATAGGGGGTAACGAAAACGATTGAAAATGACGACGCTCCCACAGCCCAGACCGATCCCGAACGCCCGCGATTATACCCTGTTATCCTCGGGGTACGTCTTCAATATCAAGACTTGCAAGCGCCTGCGCCGTCAGTGGAACGGTAATCGCTGGAAGACGCTGCTTACCAATAATGACGGTAAACGCGTCCATTTCGACCACGATTCGTTGGACTCACCCGCCCCCGAGTTGTCACTCAAGCACATCCTTGATTTCGAGGGTGCGCGGCCCATCCCCGAGTTTCCTCGCTTTGTAGTGACCTCCTACGGCTGCGTCTACTGCGTGAAGCCCGAATCCCGTGGCCGGAAGTCTGGACGGGTCTACGCGGTCGCTGAGTTCATGCGCCGCAATACACGGTACGTATCCCTGAAACACGAATCAGGAATCAGGAAGCAGGTCCCCGTGGACAAGCTCATAAAGAGTGTGTGGGGAGAAGATGGTGTATAACCCCCTTAACGTGCGGTAGTAAGGGCAGCGGGCGCGGCTGCGAGGGCACTTATATGGTTTATATAAACCGTAAAAGGTTCCCCCAACCCACCCCCGTGAAAACCTTGATTGGCACGACACGTTACACGGATGTGTCGAAAAAGGACGATAAAATCGACATGAAAAGCGTGGGAGCCCCGATTGATCCTGCCAGAACAATCGGAAGGAGTAGGGCCAGACTCCCACGCTAAGACCCTACTCTGCTGTCTCGCCCGTATCAGATTCTTCCTCAGTAGGAACGAGGTCGACCCCGATACAGAATCTTGGCGGCATGGGCCTGAGGTTGAGGTCCAGTTGAGCCGAAGTAGAGGGCTCAGTGAACGGCAACGGAACAGAGCCGCCCAAGTCCATTGTGGAGCAGGAAGTCATAAGTCCGACGAACCCTGCCCCAATCACGAATAGTTTGGTTTTCATGCGCCCGCGTTTTAGCCCTTGGAATATCATATGTCCAGAATTTTCAGTGTGATCCAAATAACAGATACTGCGATCACCAGACTAAGGACCGTTGTTGCTTGGTCGTCTATCATGCACTCAGGAGTAGGGATTTACAGAATTGACTATTTTGCCCTGAAAGGCTATCACATAAACGATGAGCGACCGCCCACTGGATATTGACGGGTTGGATCTGGGCTCCCTGACCGAAAAAGGGAAACCTGTAACCACTCGCCTCAAGGATGTTAAGAGTGCTGTCAGTATTTTCAGCACTCTTTTGCGGGCCGACGAGAAGTCCTCGGTGAACCGCGCCAGAGTAGATGCCATGTTCGACGGAGCTGCTCCGTACAACGCAAGTAATCTCGCGGTGAGCGGCCAACAGCTCAAAACAAACCTGAATTTTGGAGATGCCCAACGACTTTTGGATATTAGTCTGTCTGCTTATGTTGACCTTTATTCTTCTTTGGAACGACTCATTGAAGTTACGGGAACTCAAGGCGAGGCGAGCGAAATCAAACCGGCGGAAGAAATCGTCGCGGAAGAACTGACCCACCTGATTCGTGGGTGGCCCGAGTTCCACAACGCGTACCTTAGGCTCTGCACGACCTTTATTAAACACGGAGTCGCTGTAGCTTACTTCGACTCGCCGGATGACTGGCGTTTCCGCGTCGGCGGGTTTACCGACATCCTGATTCCACGGCAGACGCCTGCGAATGAGGAGTGCATAGACATCGCCATCGGTCGCCGCAACTACCTGCTGCACGAACTATATAATTACATCAAGAACCCGGAAGCGGCCACCAAGGTGGGGTGGAATGTGGCTGAGGTGAAGCGGGTCATTGCTAAGAACGCCACAACTTCGGGCCGCACTTACGACAATGCCGATTATGAGCGGATGCAGGCCGAGATGAAGAACAACGACATCTACGAGGGAATCCAGAACCCCTCCGTACGGGTCCTTCACTACTGGGTCAAGGAGATGGACGGCAGTGTTAGTCACTACATCTCAGCGGAAGACACTCCGAAGGACTTCCTGTATAAGAAAGTTTCCAGATATGAAAAGGCCGAGCAGGCATACGTGATGTTCACCTATGGCGTCGGCAGCAACGGTACATACCATTCGATTCGTGGCCTAGGCCAACGCATCTTCGCCCACGTACAGACCAGTAACCGACTGCGTTGCCAGCAGATCGACGGAGCAATGCTCGCGTCTGCGGTGATGATCCAACCCGAAACACAAAGGTCTCTGGACGAACTGCAATTCACTTACTATGGCGCTTACGCCGTACTGAGCCCGAATGTAAACATCGTTGAAAAAGCTATCCCGAATCTCGGCACCGCCGTTCAACCCGCACTGGAAGATCTCACCAACCAGTTGCAGCTCAATACTGATACTGTCAGTACATATGGCCCGAATCAGGGTTCACCGTACAGGAATCAGATGCAGGTTGTGGCTGACATGGATGTCACCACCCGCCTTTCGGGCGCGAGCCTGAACTTGTTCTACGCCAGTTGGAACAGGTTACTGCGCGAGGTGGTGCGCCGTGTGGTCACAACTAAGAAACCCGACGCCGCTATCAAGGATTTCTATAATCGTTGCGAAGCCCGCGGCGTGCCCCCTGAATTTATAAAGACTTTGGACGTCGACCGTACGAGAGCCGTCCGGTCCATCGGCAATGGGAGCCACGCCAACAGAGTAGTGGCTCTTCGTGAGCTTCAGGGGATCAGTGGTCAGTTTGATGACGTCGGCAGGCGCAACCTGACCCGCGATATTGTTTCTACCAGAGTGGGGCACGATCTTGCCGACCGGTATGTTCCTGCTGAGGTCGAAAAGCGCCCGACCATCGACCTCAAGATTGCCTACTTTGAGAATCAGCAGCTCATGGCGGGGCAGGCGGTACCAGTTGTGGGTAACGAGCTTCACGGCACCCATCTGGAGGTTCATGTCCCGGCGCTAGCCCAGCTTATAGAGCAGCTTAATGTGGGCGAGGCCGATCCGATGCAGGCGATGCCGACTCTACAGGCTTTCTATGAGCATATCAGCCAGACCGTCCAATTTGCCGCAGGCGACCCCGCCCTTGAAGGGCTGGTTGGGCAGACGCAACAGATACTTCAGTTCGCTGAAGAAGCCATTAACAACACCGCTAAAGCCCTTCAGAAAGTTCAACGGGATCAAGCGCAACAAGCCCCGCCCGAGGGAGAAGAAGCAGCACCCCCACAACAAGATCCCAAGGTAGCGGAGCATCAGGTCAAGATGCAGATCGCCCAAGAAAAAGCGGAACTTGATATGGCGATTAAGCAGAAAAAACATGAGCAAGAAATGGCTTTGCGGGACGCAAAAGCCGCTCTAGAGTTCCGCGAGAATAGTGAATTCTAAAGAACTCCTCCAGTTACATGATGAGACTTGCAAGGAATGCAAGGACATCATGCGAACGAAAAATTCCGACTACACGGGGGGCAAGGATGCCGTGGACCCGTTCGCCAATTTCAAAAGCAGCGCCGTGATCGGTATTCACCCCGTTCATGGACTCCTGATGCGGGTACTGGACAAGATTCAAAGAATTCGTTCATTCGTGAATGATAAAGAGTTACAGGTCCCCGACGAGAGTGTAGAAGATGCCTGCCACGACATCGTCAACTACGCGATTCTGGCAAAAGCCATGCTCTCGGAAGAGCGGAAAAATTCTAAGTAAATGCCCAAGGCTATAACTCCTCCTGTTCCGGTAGATCGCTGGTACAAAGACCTCGCCGCAGTCAAAGAGCTGCACGACATTTTGGAATCGGCTGTTTTCCAGAAAGCGGTCGCAACGCTTAAAGAAATAGCTGGACCTTCTTTCAATACTTTGCAGGATGAAGGCCATAATAGTACCCGCCACGCGTGGTATGCTGGGTATCGGGATGCTTTTAATGACCTCTACAAACTAACCAAGATCCATAATTCTAAATCCAGTACCCACCATTCCGACGAGTGGACCCATATTGAGTCATGAGCGAAGAAGCCGCCCCCGCCCCAGAAGCTACCGAAGTAGCCGAGCCGACGCCAGAAGTCGCCGTTGAGGCACTACCGGAAACCGGAACCGAGAACATTAGTTTTACCGATGCGCTGGAGGAGGCGTTGACCCGAGTAGAAGATGCCTCGGAGGCGATTTCAACGCCCGAGCCCACCCCCGAGCCCACCCCCGAAACCGCACCAGAACCAGAAGCTACTGCTGAAGACCCCGTTCCTGTGGCGGAAGAAAGTACCGAAGCTGCGGACGCCGCCCCCCTTGACCAGTTGAGTGAAGATGTTGGGGATGATTGGACACCCAAGGCGGCTAATCGGTTCAAGCAGCTCAAGGAGGAGCTTAAGAACAGCTCGTCTGAACTGGAAAATTTACGGCAAAAAAGTATCGAGCACGAAGCCCGTATCAAGGAGCTGACGGCCATCAATGAGTCGGAGGACCCCAAAGCGATGCAGGAAAAGCTCGCCCAGTATGAGCAGGAAAAAATGTTCACCAATCTGGAGGAGACTGAGTCTTATAAAGAAAGGGTCACCAGACCCCTACAGGACTTATTGAATCAAACTGAAGCGGTAGCCAATAAATATGGTATAGATAATGAAGCTCTCATGGATGCCGTTGCTATGGATGATGAGGCCGCGCAGGATAAGGCTTTAGAAGATCTTCTTAGTCTGGCGACGGATAGGGACAAATCACGTGTTTACCGTGTAATTGAAAACATCGAGCCCCTTATGGCTGTTCGGCAGGAGATGCACGAAAATGTAGCCCAAGCCATTGCCGAGGCTAAGGAAGCCGATGAGCAGCAAGCCAATCAGAAAATTGCCCAGCAAGCCAAGATACGACAGCAAGTGGCTTCTGAAGTTGGAGACCGCGTAGCGGAAAAATTGCCCTTTTTAAGCGCCCTTGAGGGGTTTGATATGTCCGCGGCCAAGGAAGCCGCCACAAATTCAGACCCCGCCACCATCCATCCAGTTGACCACGCCTACAACTCCATCGCGTCCAAGATCCTACCCACGGTGGTAAAGGAGTACGCGTCTATGCGAAAAGAAGTTGAGATGCTGACCGACCGTCTGGCTGAATATGAAGGGGCTGAACCCACGGTGTCCAGCGGTACCGCGGTCACCCCAGCCGCTGCTATGGGGCAGGCTAGCGAGGGCATGACTTTTGAAGAGTCCGTTAATGCTGCCTTTGCAGGCACGGGCATGGGCTAACCACCCCCTTGACCCCTAAGTGGCTCTGTGGGATGATGGTCCCATCATGTCCACTGCTCCTAAAGGCGATTCCCGAATCGCACTGTATGTAGGTCTGGCGATTCAGGCTGCTGGCATTGTTTGGTGGGCGTCCAACCTCAACTCTCAAGTTCAGCACAATGATTTTCAAATCCAAATGGTGGTCAAAGACGTCCACAAAAACTCTGAATTTGTGGAGCTTTGGCCTGCTGGTAAGTGGGGCTCTGGCGAGTTGCCTTCTGATACGAGACAGGACCTCCACATCTCAGAACTACAAAAGCGGGTTGAGAAATTGATGGGGGAGCTTTACACGTTAAGGACGAATAAGGCTGAATAAATTACCTAGTTGACATTTCTGCGGGTATACGTTTATATAGCCCCCTGACGCAGCTGGTTGCTCTAGCCATTAAATAGTTCTACAAGTTGCCGAAGACATCGAGCGTTGACTCACCCACATAGACAGGCCGGTTGCTCTAGCCATTAAATAGTTCTACCCACGGTCCGTCCCCAACCTTCTATTTTAGTCAGGCCGCTTTAAGACCCAGACAGGGGAGTGGTCTATTTCCTCAACTCAACTTTTCTAATACAATGGCATTCGGACCTCCCGGCTCACTAACCAGTCCCACGACTGGCGCAGGGGCTGACATTAACACGATTCTGACCCAAGAAGCTGGGCGGATTGGCAATGATATTCATAAAGCCACTCTGCACACCAGTCCTTGGATCGACCTCATCAAAAAAGCCTCCTTCCCTGAAGGCATGGGCTATCAACTCAGCACGCTGGTTTATGACCGTGCGCTGCCTATCACGCCCTTGGCAAATAGCCTTGGGTCCTCTCCCGCAAACTCAGAAGTTGGCACGGATTGGTCTGCGATGGGCAATGACACGCTCGGCGCTTCTCGCGGGTTCACCGCTTTGCAGACTGACACGACTGCCTCGCTCCCAACTGAAGGCAGCAATGTTAACATCATCGACTTCTCCAAGCAGCTCAAGACTTACAGTCTCAGCCGCGCAGTAATCGAATCCCCGCGTATCAACGTCGAGGAACTTCGCTACGCTGTGCATCGCACCGAGCAGCTTCGGGCTATCATGGATCTCCTCAAGGAATCCACCCGTCAGTCTTGGGAAGATCGCTACCGCCAACAGTTTGGTATGCAGGCCGACAACGTGGTCTACGCCCAAGCCTCTGGCACTGTCTTCTCCACAGGAGCGGAAGGCAAAGCCCTCTACGGCGGGATCGCAGCAGATGAGAGCGACATGCTCAATGTTGACGACACCATCACTGATGGTGGTGATGCTACAGCCGCAGGAGATGTGGTTAATACTGACGCCAACATCTCCAACGCACTTCTGGATAAAGCATATTTCCAGCTTGTTCGTAAAGGTGCTGGCAACAACGCCTACGGTCGTGAGAACGGACGCCCCGTGTTCACCCTTGTGTGTTCCTCGGAGGCTTCCTACCAACTCCAGACCGAAGCAGGTTTCCGCGATGACATCCGCTACAACAATGCCAAGGTCAGCGATCTCATCGCCCCTCTGGGTGTTGAGAAGTCCTTCAGGGGGTTCTACCACCTGATTGATGACATGGCTCCTCGTTTCGAGCTTGGGTTGACAGGCACCAACAACCACTTGGTTCAAGTCCCCGTCTATGATGTGGATCAGACCAATAATAAGATCGTGATGAACACGGCCTACGACAGCGCCCCTGTTGAAGCCGCATTCATCCTTCACCAAGATGTAATGGAGTCCTTGATTCCTGCACCCATTGGTAATGTAAGTGGTCTCAAGTTTGATCCCGTGTCATACAAAGGCGAATTCAAGTGGACGAATATTGCCGATGTTATTCGCAATCCTGATGGCCAAATTGGTTTCTTCAGGGGGATCATGGCCAGTGCGTCGAAGCCGATCAAAACCGAATTCGGCTACGTCATCCTCTTCCTCCGCACCAGCAGCACTCCCGCTGCTGTGTAGGTTTAACTTGTGCGGGGTAGCGGCTTAACCCGTTACCCCGCGCACAACCCACTATACGATCATGCCTACCTTAGATGATGCCCCGACCTTAGAGACACTTTCACAAGTTGATCTTTTGGGTAGCAACGCTGGAGCAAAAACTGCTCTTGCTACACAAGACCTTGTTTTGATTTACGACATGTCGGAACAAAAAATCAAAGCGGTCACCGTGGAAGATTTTCTTGAAGCAACTACGACTGGATCTGCTTCTGCTACAACTTAATTCCACCTCCAACCCTAACCATAAATCCCGAACCCTGAGTAACCCTTCGGGGTTCGGGATTTTACTTTACGATCATGGCTACTAAGAAGAAACCGCGCCGGATTACCCAAGAAGAACTCGCGGGGATGCACTACGATCCCGTGGAGAAGGTATATTATGACACCTCGGAGCTTGAGGAGCGCGGCATGGATGTGCCCGAGTGGGCGAGAGGAGGCGATAAATCCGAGGATTTTAAGCCCACTCATGTGCTATCTGAATCGGGCAGGCTCGTTCCTGTCGGCGGCGAAACCGGACCCGCCCCCGACCCTGCCGTCGCCCGAGGGGGTGGCAAGTTTCACGCCCCCGCAGAGGGGAAAATTGTTTGGCAAGAGAAAGACGACGACGGCAATATAACTTATGAGGAGCGTGAGTATCCGGCACGTACGATCCACTTTAGAAATAGGGCAGAGTTAAAAGCAGAGTTAGAACGCCGCCGTATTCAAGCGACAGATCAAAAGACCTTTCCATTTGATCGTGGCCGAGACGGCCTATACGGCCTCGTTCCTTACGACGAGTATCAAATGTCGCGGAAAGTAGATGCGGCCAATCGACTAAGCGAGGAGTTAAGGGAGAAAGAGAAGAAGATAAGCCAACGTGTAGACGAGCTACCTTCGCGTGATCCAGAGACCACCACCGTTTCTAAACAGAAAAAGGGAAAAGGGGAGGGAGGGGAACCCGTAAAAGACCAACCCCAACCATCTGATCTAGACGCACCCCCCGAAGGAGCCCCAGATAAGTTTGAGCCCGCGCCTACAAAAGGTCCTGTTGAGCAGGCGAGGGAAACCCCAGAAGATAAAGCGGAGCCTTCGCAGCCGGATGTTGGAGACGTCGTTGAAGAGCGCGATTTTGACCCGCTTGATAGAGAACTGACCGTTGCAGAACGAGAGGAGATCGAAGCCGAGCTAGCTAAGCTGGACGAAAAGATCGACCCGTTGGGGGAGGCTATGAAAGCCGACGAAGAAGAGCCCGACCCAACCACCATCGTCGGTGATGATGAAGAAATAACGGTACCCAGACTCACCCCATCGGAAATACCAGAATCCGGTACCCCAGAGCTTACGGATGTGGTGATGGAGGAGTTGGAAAAGGGCGCGCCCCCGATGGAGGAGGCCAAGACCAAAGATACTCCCGCTGGGGATATCCCAGCCCCGCCTTCACTGAATGAACCAGAGCCCATTGGAGGCCCAGACCTTACGGATGTAAAGTTGGAAGAGTTGGAAGAGTCGGAAGAGCTGGAGGGTGTTATTACTGCGGAAGAGGTCGAGGCACTCGCTGCAAAACTCCCTTCTAAAGAGTTTGGGTTTGATTGGCATAAACAATTCTTGCAAGAATTCATTACTAAGCGTGCATATGATCCAACGAGCTTGCGGGATCGAATGAGGATGGAGTTCCTGATTAAATTCTTTGGAGATGAGTACCCCGTCAACCCCGGACTTAGAGCCGAAATGGGCACAAAAGCCCTTAACGAGATGCACGAGGATCTAGAAGAGAGTATTCAGGCCGCGGAAAAACGACGCCGAGATGCGCTAGGTAAAGACGCCGAATAAAGGACCCTTGAAACCCAACCCCCACCCTGTAAACTAAGTCATGGCCGCTAAATCAGTAACACATTCAGTTTCCCTCGCTGTGGGGAATATAGCACTGGCCCTCAGCGATTCATCAACCGCAACCGCTAACCCAACAGATTATTTGTTGGCCACGCAGACTGTCTCTACCAGTTACGAGGCGTTAGACGATGGTGAAGTTGACCCCGCTTCTTGTCTGGTCATGTTGCTTATTAAGAACGAAAACACGACTGGATCTTCTGAGTTACAGCTATCACTCGACGGACATCTCGCAGACGATGGAGACGTAGGCACGAATCCAACCATTCACCTTGTCCTGCACAACGGACAAACCAATCTGATAAGCATAGAGAACTACGGTAACGTGAGAATAAAAAGTAACACGGGCAGCGTAGAAGTTACTTACATGGCCGTCCAAATCGGAGCTAATACTTAAAAACCAACAATCATGGCAACATCCAATATCGACAAACAATCCTTCGGGCAGGCTGGAGCAACACTACTTAGTGGCACTGAAGGAGTGGCAAAAGAAATATGTGCTATCCTCATTATTGAGAATACCATCTTCGATGGTCACGACGACGACACCGACGGATATGCAGACGCTGACCATACTAAATGGCCTGAGTTCACTGACTCTGCCGTAGCCGCAAAACAACTGTTCCGAACCACGGCTGCTGATGGCGTAACCGTCCCTGCTGGAGTAACAATCTACGGTCAGTTTGTTTCAGTTAAGCTCCGCTCTGGAACCGTTCTCTGCTACCACGCCGCCTGATGCGCTTAGGGCAGTCAATCGGTCTGGCCGCGCACCAGAAGAAACCTTCTGCTGCGGCAACGCCTATGTTGCTGGACAGGGACGGGATGCCGACAGCTACTCTTGCATACAGCCTAAGAAAGCTGCGGGAAGACTACACGGGCAAGTCGGTCAGGGTCCGAAGGGCTTCCGATAGTGTCGAGGTAGATGTCGATTTTGACGACGAAAACAAGGTCAGCGGGTCTTCTGTTATAACGGTTACTTCTGGCTCTTACAGCGGCGCAATGACTTTGGCCGCGTTTTCTTCAGGGACAACAATCCATGTAACTACATGGTGGGACCAAGTTGGGACGGCACAAAGCGCCTACCAAACAACTGCGGGGTCTCAGCCTGTTCTGGCGTCAGACTATAGCACGTTAGAGTTCTCTGCCTCCTACGGTAACTACCTGCAAACAACCCATGTCCCAGCCGAGGGAGGAGACGGAACAGATGTCGGAGACTCAAACACATGGATGACCGTGTCTAAGTATATTGACACTGATAACGACAGGCATGAGCTAGTTTCCGCTTTATATTATTACCCTGCTTATGGCCGCTCTTTGTATGTTGAGGCAGACGTATACAAGTTTGATGTAGGGGGTGGCGGCGGCAATACCGATATTGACACTTTGAATAGCTCGACCACTGCCAGCACCAGTGACATTGAAGTAGTCATCGCCTCTTATATGCCTGCGGAACCCGGCAATGAGATGCAAATAAAGGTAAATGGGTCCGATAAGTCGCCAGCGAGTTCTTCGCACAACGTAAACTCGTTTAGTTACGGCCATTTTCATATTGGATATTGCAACTACCCTTACTTCACAACCGACAAGTGGGACGGGAAAATTTATGAGGTAGTTGCTTGGGAGAACACCGCAGCCTTCAACGCATCAAGCGCAACTGCCGGGACTGTTTGGGAAGACGCTGAAGCCTACTACGACCTATAATGCACGACCTATAATGGCTAAATACTTAAAGTTCAAAACGAAGAAGGGAGCCGAAAAGCGCAGCAAGGCGCTTTGGGGTGGGGACAAAGACGCCATTACCCAGCATCTCTACGGTTTCGTAGAAAGCAAAAAGACAACAGGAGGCAGTTTTTTAATCGTCCCAGATGACGGAGGAGAGCTGACCGCTGAAGAGAAGGACAAATTGCAAGGGATCTCAGAATACAAAGAGTGGATGGAGAAATACCTTGCCCCCGAATAGTGAACCATGCCCATCAAACGCGCATCAACGGTCTCGGGCCAGCCAGCACCCGAACGCCAGAGCGTCCTCTCGTTTGTATCACCGAGCGTAGCGGACCTGCTGTTCTTTGAGACGGTTGATGCAAAGACGGTTGGGGCTGGGTCGGGAAAAACCCTTACAAACTCAATTAAGTCTACTGCTAACCTATCCTCACCTACGACCGACGGGCCTGACGGGGTAGTAGAAGGGGGGCAGCACACAAACGGGTTCAGCGTTTCTTTTACATCCACCGCCCACGGGTTTGTTGTAGGCGATGTAGTAGTCATTAAAGATGTCGGGTGTTCGGGGGTAAGCCTTAATGGGAGGCACAAGATCACGGCGAAAACTGATAATACCTTTACTGTTTTTATAAGGGACGACCCCTCGACCATTTCGTTTACGAGTGGTTCTCGCGCCTACAAGTCCCACCCAAGTTACGGTACCGCCCACCCCGATACTGAAAACTTTCCACGCCACAAGCTGTGCCACGTAAAGCAAGCCGATCCCGAAGGGTTGTTTTT